CTAAAATACGTGAAGGTGCATCTCCATAAACAGACAAACCATAAAACCTTGGTACATACATTTTATGTGGAGATTCGCGCCATGCCTTGAATTCTTTATCATCGCCATATTCTTGACGAACTTTAAAGGTAAGTTTTCTACATAATTCATGATGTTGAATGGGAGTCAATAAATCTTTAGGAATGGTGTAGCCTTTTGAACCAAGAAACATTTTTTCTAGAATCAATAGAAAAGAAAAGTCAATTTTAAAAAAAATAATAACCTAAACTATGAACCTTTTACATGGCATTGTTCTTGTTTTACTATGTGCTATTATATTGATGGATGTGAAATTACCACCTTCTATTCAATCCTTAGGGAAAGTACCCGTATCTATCACATTATTGTTTCTTGTTTTTTATTTATTTACAAAATCACCTATTTTAGGAGTAATTGGTCTTGTTGCTGCATATCAATCCATGCAAAGTAACATGATACGATATATACAACCACAATTACCTACTGATGGTGAATTTACACCCCAAAATCAATTTCAAGAAACATTAGAAGAAGAAGTGGTTCAAAATATAGTACCCATGGTAACACAAAGTCCAGTCCATTTAAATTTTAAATATAATTCAGAGAATACGCATTCTGCGGAGCTTCTTTGATTTTTTCTTTCCTCCTTTATTAAACATATCCATTAAATAATCTATTTCTTTTTCTTCTGAAGCAGACGCACGTCTAGTTTTTGGCGGTGTTTTAAGTTTAGGATCTGTTTCATTGGTTGAATCTGGTACTGCTGTTTTCAATGCTGTTGCTAAATCAAAAATTTCTCCTTCTGTAGATTGATTCCATGTAAATGGTTCACCTTCATCTGAACTATGTACTTGTCCAATTTTTTCAGTAAAAATAGGTGTAGTAGATCGAAATCTATGATCTAATAAAGTAAACAGTTGGTGTATCTGCTTATCATAATGTATGTATCCAGGTGTTCCAAGTGGATATCTATCTCTATATTGATATGCGTGTCGAATATTTCTTAGTATAGGGCCAGCTATTGTATAGCTTAATTCATGTGCTTCTCTTAGTTCATTTGCCATACTCATTTAAACAGATAATTATTTAAATGAGTATGAGAGTTCCGTTTGTTGGTTTTTTATTGAAGTCATCCATCAAACGAACCATTCCTTATGCGATACCTTATTCTTATATGATTCAAGAAATAAAACATCATCAAGTAGAACAAGTAAAAATTGTACCTGAAAATACGATTATAGCTCGTCTAGTAGATGGAACTACCCAATCTTCTATTTTTCCGTCTGATGCTTCTTTGACACAATTACTAGTAGATAATGATGTTCCATTTGCAGTAGAACCAAGACAACCTGATGTATTGGCTACGATTGCAAACATTGCTTTACCTTTGTTTCTTTTGTTTTCATTTTTCAATGCACGAAATCCAATGGATATGATGAAAACAAAATCCATTCAAATGGAACCTACTGGTGTGACTTTTGCAGATGTAGCTGGTTGTGATGGTTCGAAATTTGAATTACAAGAAGTGGTTGATTTTTTAAAACATCCTGAAAAATATGAAGCAGTAGGTGCAAAAGCACCTCGTGGCGTATTGATGGAAGGACCACCTGGTACAGGTAAAACATTGTTGGCAAAAGCAGTTGCAGGAGAAGCAGGTGTTCCATTCATATCTGCTTCCGGTTCTGAATTTGTTGAAATGTTTGTAGGAGTAGGAGCAAGTCGTATTCGTGATTTATTTTCAAAAGCAAAAAAAAATGCACCTTGTATTGTATTCATTGATGAAATTGATGCAGTGGCTAAAAAGAGAGGTGGTACGATTGGTGGACCACGAAGTGGTGGAAACGATGAACAAGAACAAACGTTAAATCAATTGTTGACGGAAATGGATGGTTTCAATGGAAATACAGGTGTAGTAGTTATTGCTGCGACCAATCGCGCAGATGTCTTGGACAATGCATTGCTACGTCCTGGACGGTTTGATCGACGTGTTCCAGTAGATTTACCTGATCGTAATGGTAGAGAAGCCATTTTAAAAGTGCATTCAAAAACACGACCATTGGATAAAAGTGTAGATTTACAAAAGGTAGCTTCACAAACCATTGGATTTAGTGGTGCATCTCTTGCAAATCTATTGAATGAAGCATCTATTTTTTCTGCACGTAGAAATCAAACTACCATTTCTATGAAAGAAATCGAAGATGCATTTGATCGTATTACGATAGGTATTGCCAAACCGCAAATTCTACAAAAAAAAGAATTAGTCGCTTATCATGAAGCAGGACATGCGATTATGGGTATATTGGCTGGATATGAAGTATCTAAAGTAACCATTCTTCCAAGAAGTCAAGCAGGTGGATTTACATTATTTGTACCACCAGAAGACGATATGTATACCAAGGCTTATTTAGAATCACGTATTCAAGTAGCATTGGGTGGTAGAATTGCAGAAGAAATTGCATTTGGCATAAACAATAGTACTACGGGAGCATCGGCAGATTTTCAATCCGTTGCAACATTAGCGAAAACAATGGTAACACAATGGGGATTTTCTGAAAAACTTGGAACGGTTGCATGGGAAAATCCATCAGAAGCGACACAAGAATGGATTGACATAGAAGTACAAACGATTGTACAAAAAGCATACATAACTTGTAAAGAAACCTTGACAAATCATTGGGGGTTAGTCAAACGACTAGTAGATGCATTGTTGATAGAAGAAACGGTTGATTCAAAACGATTGATGGAAATTATGAACGTCTAGTTTTCATTCGTCTTTTTGAACGTTTTGTTTTACCACCGAAATATTTATTTATATTACGAGAAATCGAACGTGCATGACCTGGTGGTAAATTTTTTACAACTGCTAATCTAGCAATACTACTATTTAATTTATGTTTTAACTCACGATATTTTTCAGGAACATCTATGTTACGATCTATTAAACCTTTTATAAATTCATAATTGAATAAAGAAGGATTTACGTATTGTAATGCATTTACGTTTCTTTGAATGACATCCAATATAACTGGTATATTTGTACAATAACGAATTGCTCCTATACTGTTTTGTATTGCGTCTTTTTCGATATCTGGATCACCTTGTAATCTTGAATATCGAAGTACCATACCATTTTGTTGAACAGCAGTTGATACAACTTCTCTGTCTTCTTTTAATTCATCTGAAGCAAATTCAAGTGAATACCCATTTTGTCTCACAGCATTTAATACAACATCTTTATCTGCTTTTAATTCATCTGAAGCAAATTCAAGTGAATACCCATTTTGTCTCACAGCATTTAATACAACATCTTTATCTGCTTTTAATTCATCTGAAGCATATTGAAGTGAATGCCCATCTTGTCTCACAGCAGACAACACAACTTCTCTATCGGCCTGAAATTGTAGCGCATATATAAGTGCATCCCCGTTTTGTCCGACAGCACTTAATACAACATCTTTGTCTCCCTTAACTTCTGGAGAAGCATATTGAAGTGAATACCCATTTTGTTTAACAGCAGTGAGTACAACTTCTCTATCTGCTTTTAATTCAGGTGAAGCATGTCGAAGTGCCATACCATTTTGGCGAACAGCAATTGATACAATATCTTTATCTGCCTTAAGTTTCGGAGAAGCAAAATAAAGTGACCAACCATTTTGGCGAACAGCAGTGAGTACAACTTCTCTATCTGCCTGAAGTTCTGGAGAAGCATATTCAAGTGCTTGCCCATTTTCTGTTACAGCAGTCAATACAACAGGTTTCTCTCTCTTAAGTTGAGGTGAAGCAAATCGAAGATCATCCCCATTTACTGTCACAGCAGCCAATACAACTTCTTTATCTCCATGAAATTGTGGAGCAAATCCAAGTGACAAACGATTTTGTCTCACTCTATCTAAAATATCTTGTCTATCCATAATATATTCAAATATTTTACGAACGTCTAGTTTTCATTCGTCTTTTTGAACGTTTTGTTTTTGGTTTACCACCAAGAAATTTTGTTATTTCAGATAAATTATCACGTGATAATTTGCTCTTTTCTACTACAGAACTAGCCATGTATTTTTCAACGTTTCTTTTTAAATGAGGATAATTATTTGGAACAACTATATTGTAACGTACAATCCCTTCTATAAAATCTTTTTGTTCAAATAATTCAACATTTACATATTCCAAAGCTTGTATGTTTAATTTTAGAATATTCAATATAGCTTTGACATTTTTGCAATAAGATAATGCCATTATATTATTACGAATCGCTTCTGTACATAGTTGTTCATCTTCTTTTAATGCGTCTGACGCATATCTAAGTGAAAGTCCATCTTGACGAATTGCAGCTAAGACAATTTCTTTGTTTGCTTTTAATTCTTCTGATGCAAATCTTAGGGCGTATCCTTTGTTTTGTACCGCACTCATTACAACGTCAGCATCTCCTTGAAAATATGGTGTATAGCGAAGAGCAGTTCCATATTCTTTTACTGCAATCATAACAACTTCTTTGTCTTGTTGTAATGCATCTGAAGCAAATTCAATTGCATCACCTTGTTTTGCCACTACACTCATAACAAAATCCCTATCTGATTTTAATTTATTGGAAGCGTATTGAAAAACATCCCCAGTAAGTCTTAATGATGCCAAAACAATTTCTTTATCATCTTTTAATTCATCAGAAGCAAATTCAAGAGAATACCCGTTTTGTTTTACTGCTGTCATGACAATCTGTCTATTTCCTTGAAATTCTGGAAACGATTGGAGATCCCTACCATTTTTGCTCACTCTTATTAAAACGTTTCTATCCATAATATAATTAAATATTTATAAACGTCTAGTTTTCATTTTTCGTAAATTTCCTTTTTTCATAGTACGACTTCTTTTCATAGAACGATTCGTTCGTTTTGTTTTAAATGAACCACCTTTGGGTAAGTAATCTCTTATTTCCCCAAAATTATCAGGTAATAATTTATGTTTGTTGGATATTTTGTTAAACGTGTATTTTGCAACTTTACTTCTCAACTTGGAATAATATTTACCTACAAAAGCCTCAGGAATACTTAAATTGTGACGTGCTAAACCTTCTACGAATTCATCATTGAATAAACTAGTATTTACATATCGTAATTTATCTATGTCTCTTGTAATGACAGATAATACGACTTTCATGTTTTTACAATAACGAACGGCTTCTAAATTATTTTGTACTGCAAATCTTTCTATTTCTACATCACCTTGAAATGTTGTTGCATATTGAAGAGCCAATCCATCCTGACGCACCGCAATTGAAACGATTTCTCTATCTTTTTGAAAATCAGGTGCAAATTCAAGGGAACGTCCATTTTTTTCAACGGCAACAGCTACAACATTTTTATCACTTTTGAATTCATCTGCATATCTAAGTGCATTGCCATTTAATTGTAAAGCTTCTAAAACAAATTCTCTATCTGTTCTTAATTCATCGGAAGCATATCTAAAAGCTTCTCCGGTTGAATGTACCGCAGCTAAAACAACTTCACGATCTTCTTGAAACGCTGGTGCAATATGAAGTACCAATCCATCATTTTTTACAGCATTTAAAACTACATCTTTGTCACTTTGAAATGCTGGTAAATAATATAGAGCACGTCCATTTAGTTGTACTGCATGTAAAATAAATTCTTTGTCTTCTTGTAATTGAGGGGAAGCATATCGAATAGCTGGTCCATTTTCTCTAATTGCAGTTAAGACAACATCTCGATTTCCTTTAAGTTCTTGAGAAGTAAATTCAATCGCGCCACCATATTTTTCTAGTGCGATCAAAAGGAGATCTTTGTCTTGTCTTAATGCATCGGAAGCATATTGAAAAGCACGTCCACTTGAACGCAACGCTCTTGTCACAACTGCTCTATCATTTTTTAGTAAAGGTGAAGCAAACTGTAATGAATCACCATAACGAGATACCGCTTCTAAAACAATTTCTCTATCATTATGAAAAACAGGTGCAAATTCAAGACCATTATATCCATGTGTTTTTACAGATTCTAATACGACATCTCTATCTCCCTGAAGTGCTGGAGCATATTGAAGAGCAGAACCATTCTCTCTAACTGCAGTTAAGACAACATCTCTATCTGCCTTAAGTTCATCAGAAGCAAATTGAAGAAGTCCACCATCGTACGCTACCGCAAGTAAAACGACATCCTTGTCTCCTTGAAATTGTGTTGCAGATTCAAGTATATCACCGTAGGCGGATACAGCAACCAAAACGATTTGTTTATCCGCTTGAAGTTCTGGTGAAATGTATTGAAAAGCATCTATACCTTTTTCTAAAGCAATCAAAACGATTTCTTTATTTGCTTTAAGTTCTGTAGAAGCATATTGAATTGCATCACCATCTTTTCTAACAGCAATCAGTACAACATCTTTATCTGCCTGAAGTTCCGGAGAAGCAAACTGAAGTGCATAAGGATTTTCTTCTACTGCGGCTAAAACAACCATTCTATCACGTTGAAATTCTGGAAACGATTGGAGATCCATTCCATTTTCTTTTACTCTTTCTAAAACATCTTTTTTATCCATAATATATTTCAATATATTTTACCACAATAATTGATCTGCATAATAACCTGGTGTTCCTTTTCGTGTACGATCTTTTTTATGTCGCATCTTGTACAATTCACGACGTTTGGTAGCATACACTTTTCCTTTTACTTTTTGATAGGTAGGATAATCCATCATTCCTTTGGCACCTACAGAGGCTATTTTTTTACCTTTGAATACATCTATCTTTTTAGTTGGATTGGTAGATGGTTTCACGGTAACACCTAATCGTTTTGCTTGTTTGTACGTATAAGGTGTAATGGAATAACCACCAAGAAATTCTTTTGTTGATACAAAATCTTTATCTGACTGAAGTTCCGGTGAAACTAAACGAAGTGCTTCCCCATCTTTTCTCACTCTTTCTAAAATATCTTGTTTATCCATAATATATTCAAATATTTATGAACGTCTAGTTTTCATACGTCTTTTTGAACGTTTTGTTTTACCACCGAAATATTTATTTATATTACGAGAAATCGAACGTGCATGACCTGGTGGTATATTTTTTACAACTGCTAATCTAGCAATACTACTATTTAATCTATGTTTTAACTCACGATATTCTTCAGGAACATCTATATTACGATCTATTAAACCTTTTATAAATTCATAATTGAATAAAGAAGGATTTACGTATTGTAATGCATCTACGTTTCTTTGAATGACATCCAATATAACTGGTATGTTTGTACAATAACGAATAGCTTTTACATTATTTTGTGTTGCGACTGTTTCAATATCTTTATCTCCTCTTAGATCTGGTAAAACATATTCAAGATTGTAACCATTTTGTAAAGCAGTCAACACAACTTCTTTATCTGCTTTTAATTCATCTGAAGCATAATAAAGTGTGTTACTATTTTGTTCAACAGCCGCTAACACAATTTCTTTATCTCCCTTGAGGTGTGGAGAAGCATATTTAAGTGACAAACCATTTTCTTTCACAGCATTCAACACAACATCTTTATCTCCCTTGAGGTGTGGAGAAGCATATTCAAGTGCACTTCCATTTTGTTTAACAGCCTCTAATACAACATCTTTATCTTCCTTAAGTTCTGGAGCATATCGAAGTGCAGTTCCATTTTGTTTAACAGCCTCTAATACAATTTCTTTATCTACCTTGAGGTGTGGAGAAGCATATTCAAGTGCAGTTCCATTTTTTTTAACAGCCTCTAATACAACATCTTTGTCTCCCTTAAGTTCTGGAGAAGCATATCGAAGTGCATAGCCAATTTGTTTAACCGCAGTTAATACAACTTTTTTATCAGCCTTAAGTTCAGGTGAAGCATATTCAAGACCATTACCATTATGTCCAACAGTAATTAACATAAATTGTTTATTGGATCGTTGTTCTTGTGTTGCATTCATACTATTTACGTAGAAAATATCACAAATACAAAATTCTAGTATAGTATGAAATTAATCTCTTTATTATTTCCGTTGATGAATTTAAGAGATATTGATCTTGAATTGGCAAGACTTCGAATGAAAACGGGTATGTTGTTAAGAAAAAAACAAGATGTATTGAAAGAACGGACTGGAATGGATTTTCATAATGAAACTCATATTGAAAAATATTTAAATTATTCTTTTACGCATCCAGAACCTTTTTCACAAAGTGAACTGAAAAGTGAACATTTTGAAGTGATTCAACAAAAAGACTTTACGTTCAAACAAGTTGGTGGCCATGATACCATCAAAGAAGAATTGATGCAATGTTCCGACGTGTTACTTCATTATGAAAAATATTCAAAATACAATGTACGTGCACCTAAAGGTCTTATTTTAGAAGGACCACCTGGAAATGGTAAAACTTTATTGGCCAAAGGATTCAGTGGTGAATTAAATGTTGGATTCATTCCAGTATCTGGTGCCCAATTTCAAGAAAAATATGTAGGAGTCGGCGCTGCAAGAGTTCGTGAATTGTTTGAATTAGCAAAAGAAAATAGACCATGTATCATTTTTATGGATGAAATTGATGCCATTGGTCGAAAACGTAAAGATGGTGATTCCCAAGATCACGATTCTACCTTGAATGAATTGTTAGTAAATTTAGATGGGTTTAAATCTACCAATGGAATTTTTTTAATGGGTGCAACCAATCGTATGGATTTATTAGACGATGCACTCATACGTCCTGGAAGAATTGATAAAAAAATATTTGTTGGAAATCCAGATAAAAAAACAAGAGAAGCCATTTTAGCCATTCATTTAAAAGGTAAACCTTACCAATTTCCAATGACAACGTTAGTAGAAATGACCAATGGATATTCCGGCGCTCAATTAGAAAATTTATTAAATGAAGCCATGTTGTATGCCTTGAGACAACACCGTGAATGTATTACCATGCAAGATATTGAATTGATTTCCAATCGTATGTTGGTAGGATTTCAATCGACAGAACATGTAGTTACCAAAGAAACATTGTACCAAGTAGCAGTTCATGAAATGGGGCATGCTTTGATTGGTCATTTTACCAATAAAAAATTAATCAAAGTCACCATTAATTTATGGTCACCTACCAGTTTGGGGTACACTTTATTTGAACCCAGTTCTTCTTTGTTGATTACCAAAGAATATTTGATGCATGAATTAATGATGTTATTAGGAGGTAGAATCGCAGAAGAAATTGTATGTCATAGCATGACTACAGGGGCAACCCATGATTTTTTACAAGCAAAGAAATTAGCTGAAAAAATGGTAATTGAATATGGAATGGGAAATCATGCGATGATACCACATGGTTCAGATCGGTATCGTGAATTGATTGATGTAGAAATCGATACGTTGTTAGATACGGCATATCAAAATGCAAAAACCATGTTACTTAAAATAGAGCCATTGTTAAAAAAAGGTGCCGACATTTTGATGAAAGATCACGTTTTGAAAGAAGAAGATATAGGAAAAAAATGTAGTGAATAATTATGGAAAGATTCTCAGAACGAATTCAAACGTTGATACAAAATGCTTTAAACAATAGATTCATTACACAAAATGATGTCAATCGATTGGAGGAAGAGGATATAGAAGAAATAGAAACATTTGGAACAATGGATGAATTATCGGAATACATATTTCATCGATTTCACGAAACACCCGAACAAAGAGACGCTCGTATAGAACAAGAACGCCAAGTACGTGAAAATGAAATAAATATTTTAAGGGCAACGCCACTAGGACAAGAACTTCAAGAGGCTAACAACAATGTGGAAAATCTAAGACGTAGACAAGGTGGTCTTAAATTGCAAAGACATAAAAGTAAAAGAAAACGTACAAAAAATCTAAAAAAAAGACGTAAATCACGTAAAAATTGAAAAGAATAATAATAATTGGTAAAATGCAAAAAATTATTGAAAAAGCAACCGATGCCCTTTCTTTAAAGTATGGATTCAATGCATCCGAAGCCAAAGAATTTTTGAATCCAACCGATTTTTATACCAAAGATATTTTAAAAGAACAATTCGACATTCATAAGGAATATACTTTGAAACGCATGAAAGTAAAACATTTAGGAGTAAGAATGCCGAATATGCCTGAAGATATTAGTGAAAATATGATCAAATTTGCGCTTTGTTCTAGAGGTAATTTTACTAGATGGAATTGTAAAGGCGATCTTCTTTCAGATACGGAAGGTGTTCAAGAATGTAAATGTTTTACTAGTGACGGACCAAGTAGTTTTACCCCTTCTTCGGAATGGAATGTGATTTATTTCTTAGATGCAAGACAATGGTTACAAGATCACTTTATTCTCTATAAAGTGAACATGAAAAATACGTCCAACGAATGGAAAGAATTAAAAATGAATAAAATAGAATCGTTTCAAGATAAATGCAAAAAAGGACAAAGACCACGTATTACATGGAATGAATTATATCCTCAGATACGCAATAAAACAGAACTTGTTGTAGAAGGTTCTTTTGATGAATTGGTAATCTGAATTATGAAATGAATGGTTTAACACGATCTGCTATCAATTGTACAACTGGTAAGGATACTGCATTTCCTGCTAATGTATATAACTTGGAATCGGATAAAGATGGTAGTACATAAGATGATGGAAATCCTTGTAAATTAAAACATTCACGTGGAGTTAATTTTCTTATTCCCTTGTCATCCAATATAATAGGAACATTGTGTCCACCTGTACCCATGTTTGCCGTCAAAGTAGGACATTCACCACTTTTATTTTCACGTACGTAAACGCGACGATATTGATAAATTGTATCTTTTTTTACAACATTCGCAGATACTAAAGGCCATGTCGTAGACGTTGGTTTGTAATAATATTTATCAGGAACAATCTTTTCCAAAAATTCTGAGATAGGTTTCTTTGGAATTGTTGGAAAATTCAAATCAAAATCATGTTTTGTTTTGAATCCAACAATATAAATACGTTCACGATGATGAGGAATACCCGTAATTTCTGCCGTATTCAATACTTTATAATGAAGATGATAGCCTTTTTTTTCCAATTGTTCTCGAATGATGGTAAATGTTTTTTTATCATCATGGGTTAATAAATTTTTTACATTTTCTAATACGATACATTTTGGTTGATGATATTCTAAAATTTCTAGTATTTTCCAAAATACGTTCGAACGTTGATCATCAAACCCTTCACGATTACCTGCAATACTAAAAGGTTGGCATGGAAAACCGCCAGTCAATATATCATGTGGTGGAATGTCTTCTACACGAACTTCATTTAAATCTTTCATGGTAAGTTTATGTGAAAAATTCGCATCATAAATACTTTTCGAAGCAGGTGAAAAATCATTGGCATATACCGTATTTCCAAATACAAGACTGAATGCACCCGTACCAGCAAATAAATCAATTGCCATTTATATTGTATTATGTAATAAAATCAATTTTTAATTCGTTTTCTTGTTTTTTTACCACCTATAGGTCCTTGATTCCAAACAACTCCTTTATTATTCAAATCCGTTGCAACCGTTTCTGTTTTATAACGTTTATTCAAACATTCTGTAAAATTTTCATCACTTAATAATGTTTCAGCATCTTCACCTCTATAATCACGACATCCATATACATGTAATAGGGTTTCACCTTTTACACATACTGTTTGAAAAGAATGTACAAAATCATGAAGCCAATTCGATGCAATGTTTACACGATTTGCATGTACATTTTTTAAATTTTTAGATCAGTAATTAATTGTAATATCTTATAATTGTTGATAAAATTTTTACTACCAGGATTTTCAACAAAAAAACGATCTACTTCTTTCCAATTATTTTGTGTTATATTTGTCAACAATGGTTCAAATACATGAAATGGATCCATAATATGTTGTAATGTTGCATTCTTAGATACATATTTTGTTTCTGGATAATTTTGTAATTCCATTCTTTATAGTATCTATTTTAGCAAAATGTTTATCTATACTATGTTGGTATGGATCTTATTATTAGCTTATGTCGTAGATACGTATTATGACAATAAATATTCTAAACAACTCTTTTCCTATAAAAAACAATTTAAATTAGCCATGATTGTATTTGGTATCTTTTCTTTTTACATGTTTACTAAAAAAAATCCTGGTCAATCTAAAACGTTTATGCAACATTTGAATGGTGTTATACGATACATGCCGATTGACAAAGATGCAAAAGATATGATGACACCTTTTTTTTCGTCTAGTGAACAAAGAATTATGACTTCCGGTGTAGAAGCAACTTCTAGAAGTGTAAGTGGCACAAAAAAGAAATATGTGGCGGCACAACAAGGATGGAAATGTAACGATTGTCAATCACAATTAGATGCATGGTTTGAAGTAGATCACAAAACAAGATTGGCAGATGGTGGATCCAACCATATTGATAATTTAGTTGCTTTGTGTAGAAATTGTCACGGTAAAAAAACGACCTTTGAAAATTTGTAAAATTATGCAATCATTGTACATTAAAAATAAAAAATATTTAAATAATCAGTATTACTATGATTGTTTTCGTTATTCTTTATTTGATTCTATGGATCATGATATCTTCATTTTTTTATAAATTTTCAACTAATGATAGAAACATATTTTTATTTATGATATTACAATTAAGTGCTTTGATTTGTTTTTTGTTGTGTGTATTTTATAGTCCTTGGAATCATGCTTTACAAAAAGATGTGAATGATACCAAAAAAAAATATGATAAGATCAAAGAAAATACTGAATCAACTTATCAAAATCAAATCAAAGCATTTTGGATAGATGCTTTGAATCAACAAAATCGTTATTATTTATTTGCATTTATGACTCTTACACTATTACCTTTTTTTTACTTTTTCTTTTATATCATTAGTCATAGTGTTCAAGAAATAGACATATTTATCAATGATTCTTTGATTTTTTTGTTATTGATGATTAGTTTATTTTACAATGCTATGATATTATTTCTCTATACTATAAGTAATAAACAATGGTTATTTATTACTATACCTATATTCATTTTCTTTTTTGTGGGAATACTTTATTATTATCAAAAAAAATTTCCTCCTTGGATATCATTTGGATATATTGTTCTAGCTATTATAGAATCTATTTTTGTTTTTTCTAAATTAGCTTATTATTGGTGTTTGATACCATTGTTACCTTTTTTATTTACTTTGATCCCATTTCTTTATGGCACTATCTAAAAAACCTTTCACATAAGATACTTTTGGATGCAATGGATCACTTGGACTATTCAACATGTGAATAAATTCATTATTTATTTGTATTTGTCCATAACATATATCATCTTTATAATGAAAAAAATGATTTTCATAAGGAAGAGGACCTGCATTTGATATTTCCTGAAAAGGATACATCATATCAATCGAATCTCGAAACCAATATTGTTTTTTGTTTAGTTTTTTTTTAGATATAAAACATTCCCATAAGTTTCCACCTGTATCAAACCCACCTTCTTGGTAACGACAAGGTCTCCAATCCATTTCTTCGTCTTTTACAAATTCATATTTGAAAAAAGATAACCAAGGATGAATGACCCATGGACCATCTATTACATCCTCTACGTGTAAAGTTGGACTTTGACAATTATCCACTTCAGAAACATCACCCCACATACCATGTTCATCTAGAAAAGAGATTATGTGGAATGGTTTGAATAAAAACATATCTTGATCTAAAAAAGCAAAATAAGAAGGTTTACGTTGTTTGATAATATTATGAAAAACATAATTTAATTTTGTACCAAGTAATTTGGATTTTCTATCTCCATCGACATTTTCTAATTCATTTGGTATCATAAGAAGTTCAGTATTTGTCTCTTCACATAATTGTTTCAATTGGTTAGATAATTCGGGACTGGTTCCACAATTTGAATCCAAAAAAATAATTTTGAAAGGATCTTTACAAAAAAGAGGTATTGTTTTTAATTGATACTTAGCACAAAATAAATTTTTATAAATTAAAATGTAAAATTCAATCATACAATGTTGTAGTGATACTGTTTAAGTTTATTTACATATAAGTAAAGCCATCAATTGAATTGCTAAATCGTCAGGTTTTTTGAGTTGAGAAACCAGTGTTTCGATGGAATGTATAGCCATGACAATTTTGTAAAAAAGTGGATTGAAACTGGCATTATATTTTTTTAATTTTGTATTTAATTCATAAAAATTATAAACGGAAAAAGAATGTTGAATTTCCATTGTTTTTTGATAAATGTGTACAATAAATGATTTGATATCTTTCATTTGATTTTCCGTGAGTGAACCACATACAAATTCCATGGTATGATCTGCGGATGAGTCATAATCATGTAAAATTAACCCTTTCACCAATTCATATATGTGACTTGTTTGATCAGGTGATAATTGAATCACAAATCCAAAATCAATGATGCCTAATGCATTTTTTTGAAATAATAAATTTCCTACATGAAGATCACCATGAATAAACCCATGATGTGTTAATAAATGTAGTACCATTTCCAACAAATGACTGATAGAAGTTTGTATTTCATTTTCAGTCAACATCGACATCACTGTATGTTCCATTTTTGTCATCACAATTTGTGTTTCATTACATTCGGATTCCAACAATGTAGGTGTTTGGATGAATGGATAAGATGCAATCGATTGAAAACGTTTATGATTTTCTACTTCTTGTAAATAATCCAACTGAGTCAAAAAACTATCTTTGATTTCTTTGAATGCAAGAAGAAATGTGGGAATGGGATAAATCCAATGAATCCATCCCAAATACCATTCTAAGGAATGAATACTCGTCTCGATACGTTCTTCAATATGTTTACGTTTTGTTTTTATAACTACTTCTTTATCATCGATTGTACTTTCATATACAATGGAAATAAGACCGGATCCTATTATTTTTTTAACTGGAAAAGTTGGATCAAATTCTTCCGTTGAAAATGGTATAGAATGTACGGAAGAAAATAAATATTTACCTGATAAAGCTTGAAAAAATTTAGTATACAATACATTTACTTGGATACATCTTCGCCAAAAAGATTCATAATTTATTTTTTTATTCCAAATACCTTTTGCAGTTTCACTTATTAAAATTCCAATAATTTTAAGAAATTCCATAACTAGGTTAATGATAGATTCTTTATACCTTTTTGAAAATAAATCGTAAGGGATGGATTGAATATAAAAAAAATCGAAATAGAAATAAAGTATAGTTATAGTACAAATGAATACGTATCTGGCTTCACACCAATCCAAAGATAAATCAGAGTGCACCCACACTCGTATTCCAAGTCCAGAACATAACGTTTACGGAGGGTCGTATCATATTTCTGATTTATCTTCGTTTTATCCCATCTATGTCAAGCATGTATTTGTAGATGGTCAAGATGAACATTTGACTGAGAAACAATTAGAATGTGGTCCTTTAGGAATTGATTTAGATTTTCGTTATGCAGAGGCAAAACGAATGTATACACCTGACCACATTGTAGATTTTCTTGATATTTTGTTTGAAGAACTTCACAAACTATTTCATATTCAAGAAACATTTCCAGTTTATATATTTGAAAAACCGGATATCAATGTAACACCTACTATGATCAAAGATGGGATTCATATGATTATTGGATTGAATATGGAAACAACCACAAAAACAATGCTTCGCAATCGTCTTTTGAAAAAGATGAATATTTGGAATGATTTGCATTTGACAAATGATTGGGATTCTGTTTTGGATGAAAATGTATTCAAAGGCTTGACGGCATGGCAATTGTACGGATCAAAAAAACCTGGTCATCAATCCTACAAGTTAACAGACGTCTATACATGCGAACATCATGGTGAAGACTATGAAGTGCACAAATCAAATGATCCTTTTCCAATTCAAACAGAATTTTACAAATTGACGATTCGAAACATTCAACATGAAACACCTAGTTTAAAAGATGAATTCAAAGCAGAATATGAACATAGTAAACAGAGAAAACGTCTTCGTATTGTAAATGACGCACCATCGGGTGAATTTTCAACACCGAATGCATTGAACAAAGAATTAGACCGTCTCTTTTCTACTCTCAATGTAACTGAATACATGGTACAAGAAGCTCATTTATATGCCATGTGCTTACCTGCACCTTACTACGATGAGTATTCAAAATGGCAACGTGTAGGATGGGCATTAAAAAATACAGATTATCGTCTTTTTCCTAGTTGGATAAAATTTAGTAGTCAATCTACAAAATTCAACTTTTCTGATATTCCAAATTTAAAAAAGCAATGGGATAGTTGGCGTCCCAATGATGAAATGTTGACTATACGTTCTATTATGTTTTGGGCTCGTACGGAGAATCAAGAAGAATATGAAAAAATCAAAGAAAAAAGTGTAGACATGGCTTTGGAAGAAGCTATACGTGATACATGTACCGAATTTGACATTGCAACCATTTTGTATCAACTTTACAAGGATTCATTTGTTTGTGTAGACATTAAATCTGCAAGATGGTTTCAATACGTGAATCAAAAATGGGAAGAAACAGATTCGGGAACAGAATTACGAAAACAAATTACTAATATCAAAGGTCTTTATGGTATTTTCTCTAAAAAATTATTTCAAGTAGGACAATTAGTCAATGCATTGTCTGCAACTCCTGATGATGAACGTTACAAACCATTGAAGAAAAAACATGACAAAATTCATAGTATCATGGTGAATATGTTGAAAAAAAATGCATCGAAGATTATGATGGATTGTTGTCACATCTTTTACGTAAAAGATTTTATGGATCTATTGGATAGTAAAAATCATCTATTGTGTTTCAGTAATGGAGTGGTTGATTTTTCAACCAATACATTTCGTAATGGTCTACCAGAAGATTACACACACAAATGCACCAGAATTCCTTATATTCCAATCAAAGAAGCAAATCCAAACGTAATTCAAGAAGTAAACACTTTTATGGATCAATTGTTTCCAGACAAGGAATTGCGGGATTATATGTGGGACCATTTCGCATCGATTTTGATTGGTAGAAATTCAAACCAAACATTCAACATTTATATTGGTGGTGGTCGTAATGGTAAATCCATGATGATTGAATTATTAAGTGGTATGTTGGGAGATTACAAACAAACATTACCCATTAGTTTGGTAACTGGCAAACGAGGAAACATTGGTGCGGTAAGTCCTGAAATTGCAAATTTGAAAGGTGTACGTTATGCAGTGATGCAAGAATCATCCGTACATGATAAAATCAATGAAGGACCAATGAAAGAATTAACCGGCGGAGATGCGATTCAATCACGTGCTCTCTACAAAGCACCAACCACATTTATTCCACAATTCAAATTAGTCATGGCGACAAATAATTTACCGGGAATGGATGGGAAAGATGAAGGTACATGGCGTCGTATTCGTGCCTGTGAATTCAAATCTTACTTTTGTGAAGAACCAGATCCAACTTCTAAATATCAATTCAAAGTAGATAAAAATTTGAATGAAAAATTTGAATCTTGGAAACCAGTGTTTATGAGTTTATTGGTAGAAAGAGCATTTATCACAAAAGGAAATGTAGTTGATTGTAAAATGGTCTTGGTTCATTCAGAAAAATACAGAAAGGATCAAGATTATTTGTCCTCTTTTACTAAGGATTGTATTCATGTGAATCCATCAGGCGTCCTTCGAGAATTGGATTTGTACGACAAATTTAGTGAATGGTGGAAATTGTTACACGGCAAAAATGTACCCAAGGGAAAAGAATTATTTGATTATGTTAATAGAATTTATTCCAATACAACTTCCGTTACAAAAAAAGGAACGGTATGGTATGGTCTTCAAGTTCTTCAAGAAGAAGAACCTATAGATTTAATTTAGACTTTATGTGAGTAATGGATAATTCCAACAATTTTATTTCACTTTCCAATGAAGTAACCGCATCTATATCATGGGCTAAATAAGACGCATCTGTACAAATTGGTTTACATTGTGATTCACACTTGTCAGTACATGATTTTTCACAAGGTGCTAATGAAGAATTACTAAACCAATTGAATCCACCTCTTGTACGTTTAGTTCTTTTTTTACGTCTTTTTGTTCCACCTTTTTTTAATTTATGAAGAATTTGACGATCATATCCATCTAAACCTAAAGAATGATCAATCAAATAACGGATACGTTTTTGTTCGTATTCTTTTTCTTTAGATTCCATAACTTTTAAATATTCTCTTAATTTGTTTCTTTTTTCTTTCAATCTATCCATTGCAGTTTTGAATTCGGTTTTATCTTCTTTTGCTAATTGGCAATAAGTAGAACAATTTTGTTTACAATTTTTTTTACAAACCATATTACATTGATCACCACCCACCTGTTTTGAATATAAATCAAGATTCAAATCACTTGATGTTGGATTTGTATACAAGAATGGTTTCATATAATAATATAATCTATTTTTTTTACTTTGAAGTACACTTTGATTACTTCTACATTTGATGTATCATAATTAGACGGTATACGTTTTGGTTCTGTTAATTCTCTATAATAATCTTCTACCATAGAATGAACCAATATGACTTCTTGTTTTTCTACAAAAAAAGGGATTGTTTCCATACGTAATTGTGGTTTTACTATGAAGGTAGATATACGTGGATAATGATTCAATTCATTTGCTAAACGCGCAAAATAATGTGTTGGTTTTCCGGTTTTCAAATTGTAACGTGGTAAAATTAATTTATCGGATACAGAACAATAACCCTTACATTTTACAATTTCTTTTAAAAAACGAATATCCATTTTATCGACCCATTCTACAGGTAAAACACGTTTTAAAAATTGTATGTCTACTTCTTTTTTGGAAATGGCTTTGTTTAATTGTTGTCGTAATACACGATTACGCATTTTTTCTTTTAAAAATCGTCTACATGTTGCATATAGATAATCATCCGCTTTGGCAAGTAATTGATGGTCTACACGTTCTTTGTCAATATGTGATGAGATATTCATATATTCATGATTGACACGATAGGGATACAATGGTAAAGAAGTTCTACGATCTGGTTCAGGTGTACAAGGTACAAAAGAATGGGTTTCTGTTAAAATTCCTTTCAGGTCACCTTCCACTACTTTATAACGAGGTGTGCATGGTATTTTGCTAGAATATTTGTCTAATACAAACAATGTATGGTCATAAGAAGAAGTTGGTATTTCTGTGTTTGGAATGGAAAGAGGTGCAGAAGGATAACAAGGAATAAAAACATTTTCTACTGAAAAACCAATACATTTATGAGAATGAATGATTTGTAAAGTTCCTTTAGGTAATTCAGGATAGATCAATGAAGCTACTAAATTGCTTCGAAACTCTTCCGATTGTCTAGTACATTGTTGATAAATAGAAATGATCTGATCAAAAGCAAATTGTAATTTTGGGTGATAATAAGGAAATACTACGCTATGATTATTTTTTCCAACATTATGTTCAATGATGGGTTCAAAACAAATGTTACCTTGTACATTTTGTTCTAACAACATGAGTATTAATTTATGTTTTGTATCGATTTTTTCTATTGGACAAATAAATTCTACATGTATGTTATCTGGTACACGTACAATGACTAAATTTACCGCCATGGTTTCAGATACGATATCCCATAATTCTGTATAATCCATTTTTTCTTTTAAAAATTCTTTTTTGAATGCTTCAAATGTTTCATAATGACGTATTAAATTACTATTTTGTGCAATTGAAAATTTTTGTTTTGCTATTTTTAACAAAGTTTCTATGAATGTTTTGTGTGTAAATTTACCGTGATAAGATATATTCCAACAAGCTTCAATACATTTTAAAAAGGAATGAGGAGATGCAACACCATACCTCAACAAATAGTTATTAGGTTCTATTTGACAATCATGTGTCAACTGAAAAAAAGAACGAAGTGGTTTTGGTAAATACGATACTTTTCCTTCTTCTGCTAAACTAGTTTCATGCGTGTTGATGTATTGTTTGGATTCAACAATATTTCTTGTTTCTTTTTTAGGAACATGTTCTTTTTTGAAACAACATACACCTTTTTCTTTCAAAGGTCCAGGAAAAGGATGTGAACCATCATTCATTTTAAAAATAGAACCGTCACGCGATGGATTGATTTCTCCTTTGATAGATGGATCAATGATACGTTTCTTTTTATCAAGAACTAATTTATCTACTTCTTTTTGAGTCAATGGTGTTTTTTCCTCTATATCCCAATACATGGGACAAATATAGGGTACGTTCTCATAAACAAAAGTAGGAAACGTTTTTGCTTTTTGTATTTCGTCTTCTGTAAGTAGGGCAATGGGACGTCTTGTCAATGGACAATCACGTGTATACCCATCATACGTATGGTTTGATTTTTCCATTCGATAAATGGTAAAATTTGGATTATTTACAATTAAATCAGGATTTTTTCCACCACCTTCAAATTCAATGTCTAATTCTTCAATATCTAATGGTTCTTCAATGTCTAATTCTTCAATATCTAATGGTTCTATTTCAGATTCTTCAATATCTAATGGTTCTATTTCAGATTCTTCATCATAACGTCTGCGTACTATTTCTTTTGTTGTAAAAATAGGTTCTTCTTCTTTACAAGTAATACTATTAGGAACAGTTAATAATGCAACATAGGCTTTCATGTTGCGATTTAAACAAGGCAAATATTGTAATGATGGTATTTTTTCTATGGTAATGGATATATCAGTTGCAGATTTAACAATATTCGTAGGAAATCCTACCTTATGATTTACTGTAATACGTTTCTTATCAGCAAGTAAAGAAGCAATTGTTTGATACGCTTCTTCTACTACTTTAGATGCATTTTCTTGTGACAAATGAAACATGTCTTTTATTTTTTTTATGGTTGTTGCACTTGAAATGTTTGATAAATAATCGGACACACAAATTTCTTGAATCAATTCACCTTCATAAAATTGCGATACTCTTTTGTAACGGTAAGAAGATCCGATATTAATAAAAAAAAGACTTGAGCAATTATGTGGAGTTATTTTTTTAACTAAAAATTCAATTTTGTAACTCATATCTAAAATGGTTGTTTGTCGAATACTTTCAAAAGTTGGATAAACATATCCGCTTGTGTACATGAAAGAAGATACTTCATGTAATAACCCATCATGAGTATGAAACAAAGTATCTATTTCATCTATTGTTAATGGTTTTTTGGATCGACATTCAAATAAAATACTTCCATTTTCATGAAAAGCATATTTTACATCTTTCAAAAATACCGTTACGGTATGTTTGTAAGATTGACCATGTTTCATGGTTTCTTGTACAGAAAGAACAGGTATTTTATTTCCATGTAAATCTTCTTCAATAGAATATAATTTGTATAAAATATTTTCTTCTTTTCCGGGATGATATTGTATCATTTTTATATCTTCTGAAACATGTAATCGTTGAAATAACGTATCCAAGGGCATGACAATAGGCTCTGCTGGTTCTAATCGACATATTATACTTGTAATTCCTTCTACGGAAGGTTCTGGCTTAGGAAGACTTTCCGTAGAACGATCTGACATAAGAGAAAAAACTTTAGTATCTTGTGTTGATTTTGTAGTTGGTAGAAAATAAAGAGGTAAATTTTTTTTACCACATACATAAACAGTATCTTCGAACAAAGGTGTATAATCTAATAACAATTTTCGAAATTCTTGTTGAATGACTATACTTTCATATTCATTTATTTTTTCTACTTTGTCGGGATTGGTAGCGCAAGGCATTGTTTGACCAATTGGTATATCCATCCACCCTTCAAAGGTAAACATATCTAGGTCTTCTAATGTATATTCTTTATTTTCTAACAAAGGAGGAGCTTGATCAAAGCAAAGAAAAAAATTTCGTAAATGAAAAGATGGAATAAATCCAAAAGTGGGTATCAATCGATCATATACTTGTTTGGAGGTGTAGGAAACGTATTTTTTTCCAAATAAATAAACATCCTGTCCTAATGAATCATGTAAAATAGAACGAATGGTTTCAATGGTATCATCTTCCAAAATATCTACCGCAATGGGTTTTTCTTGGTAAACAAACTTCATGTATTAACAACGGATTTTTTTTTAAATGGTATAATCATGGCGTTTACACGTTTTTATGATGATCCAGATAGAATCATGAAAAAATTACAAGAAAGTACAGATCAAGGATTGTATTATTTAAATTGTCCAGGAAATGGTGAAAAACCACCTTATGTTGCAGATCCAAACATTATATTACAAAAATGGGGTGCCAATTTACATGAACAAAGAGTAGAAGTAGAAAGTGAATTGTTTCGTATTCGTGAACCTTTGAAACGTGATTGTGAACGTAAACCATATACATCTACGGTCATTTCTTATCCCACATTTACAAAAGAATTAACGAGTCAACCGCGTAGCACCATGCCTGCATGGTCCGCACGTGACTTGGAACAAAACCATCGATATATTTTACCATTGGATCCTCAAGAACATGTGATGCCAACGTTTCCAAACAATATTAGTACGCGTGTGTTAGAAAAAGATGCTATGATAAAATCTTAATCATGTTAAATACACATGTAAGTGAATCATTGCTGTTTCCGATACAGAATAAATATCTTCTTGAATTCTAGGAATCGTTCCTTTCACTTTACAAATTTGAAATGGAACAATATGTAGTTCTTCACCACTTACTCGTATTTGTAGTTCTTCTATCCATAAACCATGATGAAATATATCTTGTAAAGAAGCATGTACTGTATACTTAAGGTTATTGTCTTCATCCAATTCTACAGTTGGCCTACATAACACAATAAACTCATCGTAAATTAATTCATGATGCCACATGGGTATAGAATATCGTTTGTCGTTATAGGTATATAAATAGACGCGTTGATTGACAAGATCTGACAAGGTAGGATGAATCAATAACAAAGTAGGCATTCTTTTTTCAATTTCATCAAACACAATGGGTGGTATTAATTCTTTGAAATCCATCAACAAGACATATAAAGAAAGTAAAGTAGATGAATCCATCGTAGACAATGCATAATCCACTGAAGATTGAAACAAAGAAGGTAGGATAGGATCTTTTTGTTGAGATAAAAATTCGTAAGCTTCTTGAACTTGTAGAAATTCTTCTGGATCACCTTGTTTATCAGGATGACACCGAAGTGCTTTTTTGTAGTATAATTTCTTCAATTGCGAAGGACTAAGTCCAGGTTGTGCTTCTAATATCAAGTAAGCACGTTCTTCATTCATAATGTTGCTTCAAAAAATAATTTCATATTCATTTATTATTCAATTAGATGCAAATATATTCTTTGAAAAATTTATGATTTATTCAAAAGAAATGTTTTCAATTTGGAATGCTTATATAATATTCTTTAGTGGCGAGCAATACTTCCTTTTTCTTTTGAAAGGCAAAACTACGATTCAAAAAGGATAATTCTTGTTCACCGGGTGTCATTTTCTTTCCCCACTCCTCATACCATCGTTCAAATGGTTTTACGTCAACTTCTTCAAAACCATATTCTTCCATTAAACGCACAAAATAAGGAAAGAATACAAGAAACTCATCATGTTCTGATCCAATACTTTTTTGTTTGACACCGATCTTGTATCCTAAACATGTATCATCCATACGCACATCCAAATGGTTATATTTTTTTCGAATGGTACAAATATCAGGAATTACATACATTTCGCCTTGTGTCTTTTCTTTTAATTTTGAGAAAACAGACATTCCATCATAACACGTACCCACAAAATAACCATGCATTGCAGTACATTCTGCTACATTTTGTAAGAAATGTGATAAATCACGTGGATTACCAAACATGTAATGAATGGCGAATTGTATCGATGTTACGTGAAACCCTTTTGCGCCTTTTCCGTAGTGTACGTCTACACCTTTGGCCAAACTTCTTTTTGGATCTACGCCAAAAATGGAACGAACTACTGCTTTTTCTTTCAATCCGTACATGGCATCTCCCGTTTTGATTCGTAACGTACTATTTCCCTCTACAAACAGTGCTCTTGTTCGGTATGGATTACGTTCATGTTTCCATGCTTCTAAATAACGTTTACAAGCACCCCATTTTTTGTTCACAATATTGTTTTCATCAATATCAATACCAAGAACGAAAGATGCTTTAGACCATTTGAATAAATCACCACCACGACCTACTGCAAAATCCAATACAATATCTTTTGGCTTGATAATGTTTAATAATTGTGTTTTTACATAATTGTGAAATTTACGAAGGCTACTTTCTTCACGATTTTCTTCATAGTATTTATCACTTTGAAAAGGTGTAGTCAACATGATTTCCGTAATTGGTCGATGAATTGTATACCAATTACTTGATGCTGTTCGAAAAGCGTTGGGATTTCTTGTTTTCATTTTATCCCATCGAACACGCATGGGTATCCAACGTTTGGATTGATCATATCGACATTCTACAATCATGTTTGGTTCTAATACTTCACGTAATTCAGAATAAATTACACCATCTATGGAAGGAATATATGCAATATGCGAATTTTCATCGATGGGTCCACCATTCTCATTCAATGGTTCCGTTGGTTTGAACAATACTGGTTTTGAATCTCTAGGTGGATTTACTTCATAGCCTTGAAAAATACTTTGTTGTGGATTTGCATCGACATCCAAAGGTCCAAATTGTACAAAAAGTTGTACAATTTTATAAGTATATGGATTTGCAGGATCTACATGTATATGATCTTTGTCTTCAAATTGTATAAGAAAATCAATGGTATTTTCTTCTGCTGGTTTCCATTTGTAATTCAGTTCCCATGTAATTTGTTTATCTTTAATAGTTTTGTCTGTATCTGTCATACCAACACCATATTCCATGGGTGTAAAAATAAGTCCGTCAATATGATAGAGAAAACCATCGTCATCCGTATCCCTTTTTGATTTTTCAAGTATTTGTTTACAATTTTCATAACTACATACCATGAATTTTTTGAAATCTAACACAAAGGTAGGTGTTCGTTTCGCATTCAATTTATCAATAGCATCTTGTAACCGACTGTATCGATTGTCTACGTCTTCTGTTACCAAAAAGGGTTCTGATCTCGCATCTATTAATGTTTTCAATTTATGAAAATAAATATCAAAGGCAAAATAAGCATTGATTCGTTCTTTATTTCTAGAATGAATGACATGTTCACCATCTAAAAGTGTTCCATTGTAACCCTCTACTGCACTTCCTGTCCATTGAACTTGTAGAGAACTACCCACAAGATAATAAATTTTATTTTTACATACAAAGAGAAGTTTACGTTCTCCATCTGCCTTGTCTGTTACAGCATGTTTTGTATGAATATTCATGGGACCATGTAAATTATCTTCTTGAAGCGTGACTAAATTGGGACCAATGAATAAACCAGTTTTAATTTGTTTTTTGTATTCTTCTTTGACCTCATTCATTTCTTTCATTGAAATTGGATAGTAAGATTGTTGAAGTCCACGTAAAGCAAAGGTTATGGCTTTTTGTAATTGTGTATCAAGACCTTTTTTTTCTGAAAATTCTACTTCTATTTCATAAGAAGGATCTTTAGTAAATAAACTATCTAGGGATTCGCTTGTACGCACAATACTGCAATCGTAATAAAATGGATGGTCTTTTGATGTCAAACGAACACGATTCATAAAACGATAAGAAGAAGGTTCCATAGAAGAAATTTTCTTTTCTTCTTCTGTCATGGTAGATTCTATACTTAAAGAAAGTGTAGTCCAATAATTGTGGATTTCATGACGTGATATTTGTTTCTTTTTTCCAAAAATTGGATTTATTATTTGTTTGGTTTTGCAATAACGTTGTATCGCTTTGATCCCATTGATTTCAATACGAATATTTTCTGTTGTTTTTTTATATCCAATTCGTAAAATATCTTTGCCGTTTGGATCTTCTAATACAAATCCAGACAAAAGTAGCCATTGAATGACATGATTGTAATCCAGTTTTGTTAATTGATGTCCAAATCTGGCCTCTAATTCATAGGTGTCTACGGAGGTATCTTTTGATTGACTATATAGTGTCAATGGTTCCATGTTATATCTATAGGTTAAATCTTTTTAATCAATTTTATTCTAACCTTATACCATGAAATTATACATGGGAGCTTTATTGGTAACACTTTTATTTCTGGTTACCACTTTAGGAAAAAAAATAAATGAACCGTTTGAAGTGTCTAAAGAAAGACCAGAAGTATTGTTAGAACTTCCTTTGCAAAAAGTTGTCGAAGCTCAAGACCTAAATTATGGAGATTTAGTTCAATATGAATATCGAACACCAATGGCATCGTATGTTCAAGTTACCAACCATAAAAAATGGACACATCCTGAAAATGGTCGAGCATTGTTCCCACCTATCAATGGTACTTCTTTGTATGCTTAAAATAAAATATTTTCATACTATTATGAAAAGTCGAATTCGTAAACCTCGTAAAGCTCGTAAAACACGTAAAGGTGGCGTGATTGTAAGGGATTTTTTGTTAAAACCTTATATGAGTTGTCATATAATGGATTGTGTTCCATCAAGTTTATACGAATTAGGGTTAACAGATATGAGTACTGCAAAATATCTAGCGGAAGGTTATCCAAGAGGATTTGGAACTGATGAACTTTTAGAAATACTATATGAAACCTATGGTGTAGTACACAGATACCATATGTATGAATTTACAGAAGAAACAAAGGATGCCTCGTTAGCTGATTTAAAATCAAGACTTGAAAATGGTGAAGGATTACTTGCAACTTATAATGTTACATCTACACTAGGCCATCAATTCATTATTTTTAAAGAAGATGGTGTTTTACTTGCAAGAGATCCAATACAGAATATTATATTACCTTTAGATGAATATTTAAAAGGAGAAAAATCCACGAATTTTTATGTTATTTTTACAGACAAAGGTGAAAGAGTAGATCGTAATAATTTACAAATAACAAAATCAATTATCGATGATTTAAAAATGAAAGGGAAATTACCATATTTTAAACCTCCCCGTAGTACTCATGAGACTTGGAAAAAAGCATCTAGATCATCGTAGAACAAATGACATGCTTAAAAAACGTTGAACACGCATCGTGAGATAAATAAGAATACCTCCCCATAGCGTATCTAGAAAAAACATATACGGTGGCCATGATTGAAATGTTGCATAATTGGTCCCTTCATATACTCCATAAACAGAAGCACCTAGTAAAAATGCATCTATATCAGAAACACGATAGTATAATAGTTTGTATACAAAAAAGGTAAGACATACATAAACAAATATTGCTGGTAGTACACGAAATTGTAGTGGTTTATGTTGTATGTTTTGAAATACTTTTTGAAAAAAAGTATAATGAATTCCTAAATACAAAGAATCTAACACAAGCAATGTGAGTAAAATAGACAACATAACTTATACTGGTTTTAATAAAATTCTTATTTTTTTAATTTTTTCAAGAATATCAATTTGATTCATAATTTTTAAATAACAACGAGCACATGTCCATACATCAATCATGGAATTATGTAAATTTGATGGTGTTTCTTGAAATAAATGAAAATGTAATTCTTTCAAGGTAGGCCATTTCATTTTAGGTAAAGCACATATATGTGTCGTCGTCTTCATAGTACAGTAAGTTGGCTTCGTACACGTAAAGGAAATATTATTCCGAAAACACTCTGCTTGAATCATATTTATATCAAAATCAATGTTGTGTCCAATCAACAAATCTGCTTGTTTCATGCATTCATCAAAAATGGGATAAATAGAAGAAAAGGAATATCCAATTTGATGATTCATAGAAGTTGTGATTCCATGAATATGATCATTTTCAATAGGTACTTTGCATTGAATGACATAATCATATTCTGTATATTTGTAAGTATCCGTATCAAACAACAAAAAACTCCATTGAACAATAAAAGGCCAATAATCTACAGTTTCTGGTAATAATTTAATAGAAGGAGGTTTGTTCGTAGTTTCTGTATCAAATACTAAAAGACGCATTTTTTTATCCATTTATTGAAAAGTCCCAATCAATTTTATATTCTAATTGTATGATTCTACTATGGTTTCTTTTATTATGTATCGCTTTGTATTTTAGTTTAGGAAAAAAAGTCATCCCTTACTTGAGCATTACTTCTACAATAAAAAAATACAAAACACCAACCGATTATTATCAGGATGTAAATGCAACACAAGGTGTTTTGTTAGAAGCCATGACTAAAGAAAATGTACAAGAGTATAAAAATAATATTCAAAAAACAACTAATGATAAAGGAACAGTCGTGACTGGTCCATCTTTTTCTGCAGCAAAAGGTGATAATCGTAAAGGATTCAAGGGAGATCGTGTAAGCCTTTATTCTGGACCCAATGGAGTCTATGCAAAAGGACCACAGGGAAATGCAGTCGTGGGAGTGGATCAAAAAATTGGTGGATGTGCAGGAACACAATATGGATGCTGTCCAGATAATATGACTGCCAAGAATGCAGATGGTAGCAACTGTGAAATGATTGGTGGATGTGCAGGAACACAATACGGATGCTGTCCAGATAATATGACTGCTAAGAATGCAGATGGTAGCAATTGCACACCTATTGGTGGATGTGCAAGCACACAATACGGATGTTGTCCAGATAATGAAACTTATAAAAATGCAGATGGTAGTAATTGTCCTTATACTCCTTCTCCAACTCCTACCAGTTGTTCAACGTCTACCTATGGTTGTTGCCAAGACAATGTTACTGTGAAAAATGCAGATGGAAGTAATTGTGCCACGTATCCTCCAGGACCGCCCGGGCCACCTGGACCTCCAGGGCCACCAGGTCCACCTGGACCACCTGGACCAACACCCGCACCAACACCAACACCTGCACCAACACCTGGACCAACACCCGCACCAACACCAGCACCTACCAGTTGTTCTTCTTCTACGTATGGATGTTGCCCGGATAATTATACCGTAAAAAATGCAGATGGTAGCAGTTGTGCGCCTTATCCTGATTCACCTGTCCAAACTAATCAAAACGACATTTCAGCTTACAATACTTCTACCGTATTCCTTTCTGGACCTACAAAAACGGCACTTACTTGCCCTGAACCTCAACCATGCCCCCCTTGTGCACGATGCCCTGAACCTTCTTTTGATTGTAAAAAAGTACCTAATTATTCAAGTACCAATTCTGAATTTTTACCCGTACCCGTATTGAATGATTTCTCACAATTTGGAATGTAAACATTTTAAAATTGAAATTGTTATCACTTATACTTTCAAAAATGTTATCTTTGACTCTTGGTTGTATGTTTTCGGGTAAAACGTCTGCATTGATCAAAAACAAAGTAGAAGGAGTTCACATGATTTTAGACTATGATACATCTGATGCAACTACTTATTCGATTTCTATACTTTATTCACATGATAATGAAATGATACACTGTATCAAAACAAAAACATTAAATTCTATTGATATTTCAACTGCGGATATTATATCCATCAATGAAGCACAATTCTTTCCAGATTTAGTTTCTTTTGTTAAAAATGCACTTCAACAAAAAAAACAAATATATGTCTATGGACTAGATGGTGATTTTCAACAAAAACCATTTGGTGATATTCTTTCTTTGTTACCATTTGCTGATTCTTATACAAAATTATATGCACAATGTATTTGTGGAAAAAAAGCATCTTTTAGTAAACGTACTTCTACCAATGTAACACAATATGCACCACATGATACGTATAGACCTTCATGTCGCAAATGTCTTACTTGCGTCGTGTAAATTTACCTCCGGATGGCTTTTTACTTTTACTTGCTTTTTTACATTTTTCATCTTCGGGATTCAAAATACAATCAATCAATCCTTGTTTACCATGGTCTTTTTTGACTCTGGATTGAGGTACATCTGGATATTCTATTTTCAATATTTCTTCTAATTCTTTTAATGTTTTTGCACTCAATTCCTTTTGTGTATATTTTTTAGATTCAGATGGGTTGGGTACTACTGGTGCTGGTGCTGGTGCTGGTGCTACTGGTGCTGGTGCTGGTGCTACTGGTGCTGGTGCTGGTACTACTGGTGCTGGTACTGTTACTGGTACTGGTGCTGGTACTGTTACTGGTGCTGGTTCTACCACTGATTCTACTGGAACAGATTCATATGTAGGTGCTTGTTCAGCTACTGTATTAGCAGTTGGTAATGATTCATCACGACTAAGAAATAAGTCTGGAAATTTATCTTTGATTACTTGTGGTAAATTATCTATTGTAAATGTACTCATATAAGGATCGCGTTGTGCAATTAATTTGAAATGTCTTTGTGGTTGATAATCAGAAATGATAAACTTTGTATCTTTGTCAATTGGATGTTCTGACAATTGTTTTTGCATAGGATAAACAGTATAATCCTCTACTTTGTTTCCTTTTGATACTAAAAGTAAAAAAATAACATTCAACATATTTGCTGCTTGAGTAATGACATAAGAATCAGCCCATGTACTTGTTTCCATAAAATTTTCTAAAAAGGTATCTATAATTTCATCATCTTCTAATTTTTCATTATCATTGAAATAATTATGAACAGTTTCACGAGCTAATAGTGAAACATCACCATGAGAAGATTTTTCATTCTTTACAAGTACAAATTCTTTGTATTTTTCAATTAAATCATCTCTATTTTTACCTTGAGTGATAAACTCACCAAGAGATTCTTTAAAATTTTCAATAGTATCATATTCAGGATTTACCTTAGAACGAACTACCGTATCGTAAAAACAGTCACCTTTTGTAGAAGTTTCAATTACAACAAATTCAGACTTTTCATTTCCTTTCTTTCCTTCACCTGTTTCTTTTCCTGTTTCTTTGCTTTTCTCTTTTGGTATTTCATCTCTTGTCAACAAAGAAGAGGATCCTTCAATTGACCATACAGGCTCTCCAAATTTTTTTATGTCAAAGTCTCTACCTCCTGCATCAGTAGTTACTTCATCTTTGGTTACATCATAGTATCCGATACAACCATGAACTTTACCATTTTTTACAAAGTAAACATTGTATCTATCTTTACCATTGTGTTCATATGCATTTCCTATACAAATTTGTAGGAGTGCATTTAAGGAAATGGAAGTAATTTCAAAAACCATTGTTTCTTTTCCTCTATCTTCATCTCGAATATCGTTCATAGTATGTTCTAATATTTATTTTTATATTCTTTTGTATAGTTATGGCAGGGACTCGTAATAAACAAATGTATTCCAATTTTTGTATTCAACGTAATGAACTGGATAAACAGTCCACTTTACATATTGAAAATAAATTTACTCCACCTGCGTTTCCTTGTGGCGTAAATGTTCAATTTGCACCTTCTAATCGTCTTTCATCCAATGCAGTAGATCTAGAAACTAATTTATTTGGTATTGGAAGTAACAATTATATATTTCCTACAACTACACCAACGCCTGTATTTACTTCATTAGATACAGTAATGTTTGTTCCACCAACAAACGTCTACATTCCTAAACTACCCCCTTATCTTCAAGGCCAACGTCCTTTCTAATTCGTAATTAAGGGATACATTAGAAAGAATCTTCCATCTTAAAAGGCATCATTTTGTCTAAAATCATGTCTAAACGTGCACACGTTTGATGGCACATGGAATACGTTTCTTTTAAATTTATGATACCTTGTATGGCTTTGTCTAAATAAGGTTTCATAGAAGGATCTTTTGCAGAAATGGTAATGGCATCATTCACAATACGATTGATACATTTTACTGTTTCATGACGACTATCTTGACGTCTCCATCGTCTTACAAATTCAGGTATGAATATATAAGGACCTTCAATATTTAGATACGCGTCACGTGTAATTAATTTTTGTCCTTTTTCTACTTGTGACAATAATTTTAAATTGATGATTACTTCTTCTGAATCCATACTTTAGTTAATTATCATATCCCCGGTATTATGAAACGTGATGTCTCAAAACAAAATTGATTATCAAATAGACTTTATACAATAAAAAATGTTTTCTGAAGAACAACAACATGCATTTGAATTGTTTGAACAAGGTAAGAATATATTTTTGACAGGTCCTGGTGGAACCGGAAAATCCAAATGGATTCGAACGGTATATCAACAATGTAACAAAAAAATACATGTTTGTGCCATGACTGGTTGCGCCGCGGTCCTTTTGGATTGTAATGCCAAAACTGTACATTCTTGGGCAGGAATTGGTTTAGGTGATCCAAGCAAAGCATTACAAAATAAATTTGTAAGAGAACGGTGGAGAACAACCGATGTTTTGATTGTGGATGAAATCAGTATGATGTCGGACATCTTGTTTGACATGCTTAATACGTTGGGAAAAACCATTCGACGATCTACAAAACCATTTGGTGGTATTCAATTAGTATTTTGTGGTGATTTTTATCAATTACCGCCAGTGGATGGACAATTTTGTTTTGAACATGCAGAATGGAAAAAAACATTTCCAGATACCGTTCAACTCACGCATCTCTTTCGACAACCTAATGAAACTTATCAATCCGTCCTCAAAGAAATACGAAATGGAAAATTGTCTGATCTTCATCATGCATTGTTGAAAGAACGTATCTTACCAGGAAATGGGTGTACCCGTCTTGTACCTACACGTAAAAAAGCGGACGATATCAATACCAAAGAATATACACGTCTTACGGGTGAAGAACATATCTATTCTATGAAAATAGACACTAGCAATACATATGATGCAGATGCATTGAAAAAGAATATGTTATGTAGTGAAACTATCAAATTGAAAATAGGAACCAAAGTAATGTGTATTGTAAATATAGAAGAATTATGTAATGGTAGTCAAGGTATTGTAGTAGGATTTGACGTATTTCCGATTGTAAAATTTGATCAAGGAACGTTTCTTATGAGACCGCATATGTGGAATTCTGAATCATCCAGTATATCTCAAGTTCCTTTGATATATGCATGGGCAATTACAATACATAAAGCACAAGGTACAACTCTTCAAGAAGCAGAATTAGATTTAGGTAATGATGTGTTTGAATGTGGACAAACGTATGTTGCTTTATCACGTGTAGTAGATTTATCTGGTCTTTATTTGTCTGGGTTCAATAGTCACAAAATAAAAGTACATCCAAAAGTAATAGAATTTTATAATTCATTATAGTATGGACTTAAGTGAAGATGAAAGGTTTACAACTACAAAAGATGTTTTGAATAAGATGCTTGAAAGGTCAGATGCTGATCAAAGTACCTATGATAAAATCGATTCTTTTTTAGAGAAACTTAAGGGAAAAAATTCGTTGCTTCGACGATTGGCAAGTCCAGATAGTGGGTTGAATCCATTCATACGTACATTAGTAAAATTAAAATTACCGGATTATTGGTATGCAGCTAGAACAGATGAACAAATCGCTCGCGGTGGATCAAAACGTTCTAGAAAAAATATAAAGAAAAGATATGCGAAGAATACTTAAGGGAGAAGATGGAAAATATCACGTAAAAGGAAAAACATTTTCTTTATTGGAAGGCAGTAGACAACAAGTAGGGCATGAAACCGCTTACAAAACATCAGGTGGATTGACAAAAAAAGATTTGGTTTATACAAAAAATGGTCGTTGGGTTTCAAAAAAGAAACACATGACAGCTAAGAAAGAAAAACGTCTTGAAAAACATGGATATTTTACACAAAAGGGTAAGTTTGGTTATGTAAAACGTAATACGCGTAAATCAAAGACACGTACACGGTAAATGATTTTCTGGAAGAAGATAATTACCACATTTATTACAAAATAATACTTGAAATTGGACTTCATATTGATCTATTTCTAACCACATTGCCCATTTTGGACTGATTACATCCATTGGATTACAAGGGCATACTGACATTTGAAAACAAAACTCATTTTTGAATCTTCGAACTTCTTGGATATATTTCCAAGAAGTTCGGTCATAATAAGCAAAACTATTAATAAGTTCTGCAATTTCATAAGGAACGGGTAATAAGTGTGTGTTCATTTTATAAGATTTAAAGAGTTGTTTTCAATTTTATGTAATGTATTTTATATCTTTTGGTGATTGGGGAGAAAATACCTCACTGAAACAACAAATAAAAATGATTGTGGATACAAAAAATCCAGATGTCATTGTATCATTGGGTGACAATTTTTATGATTATGGTGTAGATTCACCTTTTCATCCCATGTGGACAACACATTATACAAATTATTTTTCAAAACCATTTTTCGCCATTCTTGGAAATCATGACCATTTAGGGAATATACAAGCACAAATTGATTATGCTATTTTGAATCCTTTATGGATCATGCCTAGACGTTTTTATGATCGTCATTATGAAAACGTACATTTGATTGCAATTGATACGTATGAATTAGCACCCATGGAATCTGTATTGAATGCAACAGCTATGGGGCATGATTCTATGACAACCCTATCTTTTTTAGAAACTTTAAAAAAAGAACAACAATTGGTATGGTTAGAAAATGTATTGAAACATAGTAAAGCTACATGGAAAATTGTATTTGGTCATTATCCCATTTATTCAAATGGTCCACATGGAGATACAAGTGAACTACATAAAAATTTATTACCTTTATTGAAACAATATGGTGTACATCTCTATCTCTCTGGTCATGATCACAACATTTGTTACAAGGAAGATGGGGTTCACTGTTTAGTATCTGGATGTGGATCCAGACAAAGTCAAACTACTATAAAACCAGGATTTTTTTATTTACCTCCTACAGGTGTGGCTTATGTAAAAACCAGTATGGAAAAATTAGAATTTGGATTTTATAATATGAATGGGAACAATATCATGAAAAAAAGTATCATAGTAATGTAATGTCTGCAATAACATGTACCAATTTAAGTAATGCTACTATTGGTATTGATAACTTTATATTTGCAGGTTATCCTATTGAATTATATTATGTGGGTGTTACCACGAATAATTATTTAACATTGTATTATACTAACAATAGTGGTAATCAACACGAAGTTTTGTATTATAATAATAGTTCGAGCATAACAAGTACTCTAATTACTTATTTAGTTCCTTCCATATATGATAATACCACACATGATAATATACTATACAATGTACAAAATTATTTTTTTCTTTCTCAATCAAATCGTAACAGAAAATATTATAAAATTATTCGTTATTATACTGATTTAAATATTACTCCAATAACGATTGATTTGAACACATATACAAGTACAGAAGATGATTTTAAAATTCTTTGGATTTCGGAAGATTTTGATACAGTTTCAAATTTAGAAAATGATATAGGTCCAAATATATATCTATCTACAGATAAAAATAACTGGTTGTATCTAACCAGAGTATCATATAATCAATATTTGATAGACACAACACTAACAAATAGTAATTTTTATAAAATTCCGAGTGGAAATTATTATTTAAAGGTTGATTTTGATTATACAGATACTTCTAAAATATTCAATGATAATGTCGTCAATGGGTTTACGTTGAATCCATTGATAACGACTTCTACATTTTCATTTACTACAGGATATATTAATGAGTTGGTCCCAAATAATTATTTTACTTATAATGATGGAGTATTCACGGTGATTGCTGGAACTACTATATATATAGGTATTAAAACAAAAAACAATGGTTATTTAGGTGATAAATATACAATAACGACATCTCTAGAAACTATTGATAATGTTTATTTTAATATAAATTTATATGACTTCACATTTAATACCTCATATACATTTGGAAATAATTATACGATGACCGTAACAAATATGGATGTATCATCTCATCCTTACGCAAATGCGATTTTCTATGTATCTGGTATTGACATTACTTCAGATCTTACAGAATATACATTTATTTCACAAGTAAAAGCAAACATTTATATGTATTCAATTTTCTCTGATACTTTTACGATAAAATTGTGTAGTGAAAATAATGGTATTGTATCATCTATTGTTTTAACATCTTCCTTTACTAGTGATACAAATTCAACATCCTATGTTTTTTATCCATATAATATAACTGATATACAAAACAAATTGGATGACTCGTATTTATATCTGGACAAAGATGTTTATTTAGAAATAGATTTCAATTCTTATACTTATACTTACAAAAGTAGTTCTTTCAAAATTTCTTCTAATTATTTTACATTATCTACTGATTATTCAGAATATACAATTATTTCAGATATTACTACATTGATTACATTTAATCCAATCACTACAACCTATTATGATTCTGAAGATACATTTACAGTTACCATAAATAATGTAACTGATGCAATTGTAACAGATTTATCAGTAAAATCTACTGTTTCAAATCAATTATCTAATAAATGGTATCCTTATGAAATAAAAGATAATACAGGTAATTATTTATTAGGTAGTATTACTATTACTGCTACATCAAATACGTACAATATATCTAACCAGTATACTTTTACGATAAATTCTAATTATTTTAGTTCTGATAGTACATACAATTCTACTTATTTGACGATTGCACCTATTCCTACTACTTTAAACTACGTTGTAACTACCACAACACATTTTGTGGATACTGTAACTATAACTAGTGGCAGTTACTCTATTGAAAAAATTCAAGTCGATGTAAATAATTCTTACACTTATACTTTGTATCCATATTTGTATTTCAAATATGATTCTGATATAACGACTTCTCATACATTGACTTTTACATCATTGTGTAGTTATATTACAACAAGTTCATTTAGTTTAAATCCAAATTCAATTTATTCTCTCACTAATGGAAATTTTAGTGTATTAGTACCGGTTGAGATTGTATGGTTTCAAACGATAGCTTCTATTTATAATGTATACAAGGATTCTTTTTATTTGAAATTAGAAGATGGTAGTTTCATTGCAAATTATGTTAACACACCTTATGTATGGGAACCTTATACTACTAGTTATTTTGGAACACTTGTTATTACCATTCGTTCAACGAATTATTTAATTTACAATACATTTACCATTACTATCGTAAATGCTTCAGCTGCCGATTATGGTGTATTGGAAAATAAAAAATTAGGTGTGGCGCCTTGTTCTTCCATATCATTGACACCTGTGTTTGCACGAGCGACTAGTAACAATATTTGTTTGACCAATAAAAAAAATAATATTGCCACAACTACTATTAAATTAGGCAATCGTACCTATGTTGTTCCTTGTAGAATTGTCGATTATTTACCGGAATTGAAAATTTTGATTACAAAAATGACAATAAGAAATGCACTACTTTTTTTGATAAAAAAGTATAATATAGTTATATCAACTACACAAGTACAAAATGTAAAAAGATATCAATATCCAACCGCCAATGCAAAAATAATATATCCTATTTTACAATACAATACATCTTTTCGTTTAGGTGATTCTATCATTGGTACACATCTTATTACCAATACAAAATTCGTAGAAAAAGTAAATGATGCTAGAATATTAGAAATATGTAATGATGATACAAAAACATTTTCTACTTATTATACGGATATGTTAAAAAATGCAACCTATTGGTTATCAACATTACCATCTTTTAAGGATGGTTCTTATACTTATTGTATTATTCGTCCAACCAATGGTACTTTGAAAAAAGTAATTACCGGAAGTATTACATTACGTGGTAATGTATTGGTTTTTACACCTATCATTTTAAAAGCTCTCTTGTTTTTTTATCAACCTTATTCAAACATAGACATTACGATTGCTTACACCAATACGGACGTATCTGGCATTTTGACTTATATACAACAAAATTATTTTCAAGATTCAGTAGTTCTCCATTCTTCTTGTTTATAATGTTTTTATTATTGTATGAAAACACGAAAGAATAGTGTACGTAAACATCAAACACGTAAAGGAGGAAAAACGGCAAGAGAAAATTTTGAAAATTATGTTTCTTATTGGAGTCATGTTATGAAAAATGGTGAACGTCAATATCCCCAATACAATGGAAACATGAATTATCCTGGAAGATGGAATAAGTTAAAAGGACAAGTACCCACTTTAAATGAATCCAACGTGTCGAAAAAATTTATTTTTACAAGACACGGTTATTCTTGCGCTAATTTATTGAAATCACAAAAATCATATCAACAATTTACAGACCCAGATCCTTCATTGACTATTTATGGAATTGTATCTATTTTGAAAACAATACCAGAAAAACCAAAAGGGTTTCAAGGCAAAGTATTTGTAAGTTCTTTGATTCGTACATGGCAAACTGCTATTTTAGAATATGGTTCGTATGGTCCATTGACCATTATTGTGTCTCCTTATATCAAAGAAAAACATTCACATTCATATGATGTGGCAAATTTCCCATTACCTCGTAATGAACAAATTTCAAAAATGAAACTATTTTTACGTGTATTGAAAGGTATGAATCATGATAATGCAAAACGTATTTTACAACATAAAATTAATGTACAATATGGTGTTTTAATGTTTACATTAGATACAGAAGATACACCTATTGAAACAAAATATGTGGATACTATACAATCTTCTGTCATTCAAGATAGAACACCACCTGAAATGCCCCGTGATTTATTTATTCCGGTGGCAACTACTATACCTGAACCATCTTATACAAAATATTATGGTGCAGAAGGATTTTCTTATTTTGCTCATTGGGTTAAATCGCATGCAGATGAAACCATATTTGTGGTATCTCATTCTGGATTTATGAAAAGTATTTTGAAAAAATACGATGATATGCCTATAGAATCAGACGTGTTTGACGAAAATGTATGGAAATTAGTACTTGAACCACAGAAAGGTGAATACAATTATAGATTTCAAATTTTACCTGGATTGAAAAAACCGTCCAGTCAAATACTAGAAAATTTCAATAAAACGGCAGAACCATTGTGTCATCGTGTAAGAAATGTAGAAGATCATCCCACTACTCTTTTACCAAAAGATATAAGTATGAATGAAGGATATGCTGAATCACTTATAAGTTCAACACCGACACAATACGAAGACGGATATGAAGAAACAAAAGAACAGATCGAACCTACACCAAAGGTAAAACCACCTTTGCCTCCTAGACCACAAGCACCTACACAATTACCTACACAAATACCTGCACAAATACCTGCACCACAAGTACCTGCACCACAAGTACCTATACCACAGGTATCTGCACAATTACCTACACCACAAATACCTACGATACAGGCAAAACCTCCTCTGCCTCCTAGACCACAAAGTGGTAAAATAAAAAGATCATATCGTATTTTATTTGAGTTTTTGACGAATCGTACAAATTTAAATGAATTAATTGCATTAGTCAATTCCAGAGAACCATTCAAAGAAAAATGTATGAATTATATTCGTAAGCATGATATATTTTCAAATCATTATTTGGCATTTGTTTTAATGTATCCTCCTTATTTAAAAACGGTAATTCAAAATTTAAATTCAAGACTAAAACAACGTGCAATTTATACGTATATTACTTATTGTTTTGGTGCTTCCAATGTAGATGTCCAAAATATACGCTCTTTTTTAATACAATTTAGTGAAACGATAAAAGATAAAGATCTTTATGATTTATTATTAGATAAAATAAGAGTAGATTCAAATACGTTTTATTATCATATTTTTGCACCAAATTATTTATTTGGTACTTTATTAGATTTATTTTATTATGAAATGCATGTATATCCATTGACAAAAGATACCAAAGAATTTACATTCAAAATAATACGTGATTTGATATCAAAAGGTGCACGATTTAGTAAATCAATTCCACCAAATAACATGAATGAACTACTTGATTCTATCGAAAATCTTTCTGATGAAGAAGTAGTTGAAAAAATGAAACTGTTTAAAATAACATCCAATGAGCAATACAAAGATGATTTGAAAGCTTATTTAAGTAGTCAATTGATCAATCAAGTATCACGTAAAAAAATAACATTTGAACAAATTCAACCTTATTTTGTAAAAGAGGATATGATCATAAAAGAAGGTGCTATTGACGATAGAAAATTCAATAGATATGGATGTCCGATTCTTTCCCCAGATGTATCTTTTGACATAGAACCAACTATGGTATTAGATCCCCTTTCTGGAGATGAAAACACCTATTTTGAGAAACATATTCCTTATGAGTTTAGAAAATATGCGGGTGGATCTAAAGGTACATCATCGAAGAAGACTTTACTTCGTCGATTTTCAGTAAAAGACGGACGGTATCGGGTGTTACAGTATAAGGGAAAGAAACGGACAAGGGCAAATCAGCGGTAAACAAGTTTGTACCAGGTTTCATCAATCGAAACAAGTTTAATTTAGAATAAATCGTTTCTAGTGATCGTTTCAAATTTCTTACCCCTTTTTCATCTCCAGTAAAATGTTCAATGATGTATTGAATGGCTGATTCTGTAAATATTACTTCTTCTTCTGTAAAAGAAATATTCTGTCGAATTGATTTGGAAAGGTACTGTTTTGCAATGATAGTTTTTTGGTGTGTGCTGTACCCTTCAGTTTTGATAACGTACATACGATCTCTCAAAATAGGATTTACTTTAGAACGATCATTGTAACTGAAGACAAACAAACAACGTGTCAAATCAAGATTGACTCCATTGAAATACTTATCTTGAAAGGAATCATTTTGTGACGTATCAGTTAAATGTGTTAGAATTCCAATAATTTCTTCACCTTTTGGGGTATCACTTACTTTGTCCAATTCATCAAAATAAATGACCGGATTCATGCATTGACATTTCATAAGGATGTCTGCAATTTGTCCCCATACGCTTCCTTCATAGGTAATCATGTGTCCATCAAAGGTACTGCTGTCCGTAGCACCACCAAGAGCCACGAATGCAAAGGGACGTCCTAAAATTTTACTGATGCCTTCTTTGACAAGTGTTGTTTTTCCTGTACCCATGGGACCTTCAATCGCAATGGCTGTTCCAATACTTTGTGGATTGGAAATAAGACGTCCAATGTATTGCATGATTTGTGCTTTTGCATCTTGCAATCCATATGTAGATTCATCCAATTGTTGTTTTGCTTTTTCCAGAAAACTATGGCATGCTTCTGGACCATCTTTTAAAGAAACTGGAAGTGTATGATATTTACCAAAGGGAATTCTCATGAAACCTTCTAACCATACACGAATTTTGCCAATTTCACCATCACTACCTTGTTTGAGTTGATTCATTTTTTGAAGAGCAATCAATTTATATTCATCTGGGATGTCTGATTCCAACAAACGTATACGATTTGGTTTTTGTTGTTTGTCCAAATCACGAAGTGTAGTCAATTTGGCAAGTAATGTCCGTTGTTCATCCAATGGTAATGTTTGAAAATATTTCATATCATTGGCTGGTTTGTTTTGAATCAGTTCACTAAATTTGATTTCATTACCTTTTTTTTCTTTCCTTTCTGTTTTTTCTTTTGCATCTTTTGTTTTTCTTGCAATTTCTTTTTGTGTTTCTACCATTTTTTTGTACATGGGTAATTCTTTGTACATGGAAAGTTCCGATCCCATTTTTTCAATCTTTCCTAAGAATTCTTCCGTTTTTTCAACATCAATTTCTTCATCCGTTTCTTCTCCTACAGTAAAGGTAATGTTTACATTAATTGGATCTGATTCTTCCGTATAATCTGTGTCATCATCATCGGATTCTTCTGATTCTGTCTCGTAATCAGAGTCATCCGTTTCATATTCCGACTCAGATTCAGACTCATCCGAGTCTTTCTTTAGCTTATCTTTCATATATTTAGATGGGAAGATTTCACATAATAATTCATTGAATTTATCTTGATCAAATGGTGATTGAGAATTACGAAGGTTGTACTTATGAGGCATTTTTATATATATAAAATATTTTCATATCAATTTTTTTAAAATATTGGAATAGAATAATGCAATCTCATTCAGCAAGATGTATTGGCACTTTTCGTGCTGGTACTACTACATTAGGATCAGATACGGCTTCTCGTGATCAAAGTTTTTCTGCAAAAAGATCCATGGTGATTCAAAAAGTAGAACAAAATCGTATTTCCAAGGTTGGTGTGATGGATAGCTCACAACGTACTTCATTGCGTGTGGCTTCGTTGGGTAACTTGCGAACACAGTTTGCCACACGTAATGGTAATGATGTGAAACATGCATTGATACGAACACGTAATTCAGGTGCAGTTGCGCCAAAGAAAAAGAATGCCAATGCATATGTTTCAACCATTTCTTATGTAAATACAGGATCCGATGTTGTATCTTATACTGTTCCAGATCCTCCAAGAAATGTAACATTAACTAATATAAGCCCAGATTTGATTGGTATTTATTTTAATCCACCTTTAAATACCGGTGGAAAACAAATTATTTATTACACAATAACTTTTACAGCTGTAGGAAGAAGCGATATTATAATCCAACCAATGATAACTACTTCACTTTCAAACCAAAAAACATTGCCACAAGGTGTAACTTATACTATTACTGTTACAGATACAAATGAAGTAGGTGAATCATCACCATCAACACCTCTTAGCATAACACCAATATCAAATACATCGACAACAATACAATTTACCGAAACAGGTGAACACTCATGGACAGCTCCTGATACTGCAACTTCAGTAAGTTATTTAGTGGTTGGTGGTGGTGGTGGTGGTGGTGGTGCATATGACAATTCAGCAGGAGGTGGTGGCGGAGCAGGTTTGGTTTTAACTGGAACTATGGATGTAACACCAGGAGAAACGTATACTGTTATTGTGGGAGAAGGTGGTACTGGTGCAATCAAACCGACATATGTTTCAGGCCAAGGTGCATCCGTAAATTCAAGAAATGGTTCTTCTGGTAATTCTTCTAGTTTCGACAGTATAATTGCGGATGGTGGTGATTTTGGATATAAATGTAGAACAGGGTCAGGAGCTTCAATCCCATATGGTGGTTCACAAGCAAATGGTCTTATACCTCCTACGGGAGGTAGTGGCGGAAATGGCGGAGGCAACGGAGGTGGTGGAGGTGGAAATGGCTCAGCAGGTGTATCAACTGGCCAAGGAGGTTCAGGAATAACAAATAATATAACTGGAACTTCTAAAACTTATGGAAAAGGTGGAAATGGTGGTGTACATAATTCAAATTCATCAGGAACGGTTGGAGAAGTAAATACTGGAAATGGTGGACAAGGCGGAGGTTCATTTTCATCTAATAACATAGGTGGAGCAAATGGTGGTTCCGGCATCGTTGTTATCAAGTTTAATACTTAATCTCGCATAATTAAATACATTGTATAGAACCATAAAAAAAATCATTTGTATTCAAATTACCATTTACAAGTAAACCAAAACCAAATGAAGCAAACAAATATAATATTACCTCATAGTTAATACCATTGTAAATAATATGTGTAATTCTATTTTTACATGGTAAACTATTTATTACAAAGACATTATCAAAAGTACTTATCTCTGTATTTCCACTATTTTCAATAATTAAAGTATTTGTAATATCAGTAGAACAATTAAAATTTGTTGCATGAATATTGAAATCAAATCCTGCATTTTGATTGATTTGAAATACGTATCCTTCATATCCATTTTTTGGGCCATTCGGAAGATATGTTGTATTACTCAATGTTATAGTTGTAGAATCAATATTAAATGTGATGGAATTGATAGTAAAAGGATCACATGGAAGAGTAGGAATTATGAGATATTTTTTTTCATTTATAACATAATAGTGTACATTATAGTTTGCGCTGTTATCTCCAATTATATTAAGTGTATTTTTTACTTGTATTTTTACTTGTATTTTTACCATATTGATAAGGTTCACGTGGTCGTATACCATCGCGTGGGTACCATTCAACTCTACCTACACCACCTAGTTGATTCATAGTAAAAATATAATCACGTTTGTTTCCGGTTGCTTTAATTTTTACTGCTCGTTGTTGAAACGTCCGACGATCTAATTGAAAAGGTAAACCTTGTTTTTTGTTTCCACCTGCTGTATCTAGATTTACGTTACAGTTATAAATCGTACTTCCGGCGGATCCTGCACCAATGACTCTTGCTTTACTCATAGTATTCCTTTACAAATTAAACATAAAATAACTATATTTTTTATGGAAGAATGTATTATTTGTTTTGAAGAATATAATAATTTTGTAATATTTCCATGTAATCACAAGGTATGTGTAGTATGTTATCCTAAATTAAATCGTTGTCCTCTGTGTAATCAAGAATTGGAAATGGCAGTACGAATTGCTTATGATCAATACATATTGATGATTTTTTTTTATATAGTTCTTTTTGTTCTCTTGTTATGTGCGATTAGATTTTATTAGGAACCAATTTTCCAATATCTGCATTGAATACTGGAGTACACACAAAATTTTTATTTTTTTTGAAATAAATGGGTTCTTCAGAATATACCATTTTTACACCCCATGGTTTTACAAAGGATGCGTTGTTGGTAGTAATTGCATTGTATTTTTTACGTGCAATATGACTACTACTGTCTACTGGACCTTGTGTAGAAAAAGAAGGATTGCTTGGTTTATAAATCGTGCGTGTACAATTTGTTTCTGTTGGTAAATTTTCAGCATAATGGCTACTGTCATTTGGTGTTCCATCTGGATATTTAGTATAATCAATACCTGATATTTCATGAATGATTGATTTCGATACAAAGGAATAACCACGACGTTTTAAGTACATTGCATAATCTGCATAGTATTCTGGATTTTCTGTTCCATCTATATTTACTCTTGGTTTGTTGGTAGATCCAGTTCTTATCTTGGCATTTCCACTAAAACTAATAACATTACCTGATTGACAACATACAGTTTTTTGTAGACCATTGTCTTTTTTTCCTAGCATTTTAAACATTGTTCCTACACGTCTAGAATTCAAACAAGGTGTACAATTTTGTGGTGTAGTATAGGAAACCGACGATGTATGAGATCCAGAAGTACCTCTTTTACGATAATGTTGTAAAGGTCGACACGTAGGAAATTGAGGATTAAAAGAAGAATCAAGAACTGTTTTCACAGGTCTGGGTACATAATCTAATTGATTGGTTGTTTTTTGTATAGCTGGTTTATAATGTAATACTTTATAACTGCCATTTTCCATAGAATATAAAAACAAAATATATATTATGTATTGGGTTATTTTATTGTTATTAGCAATCCTTTTTTTTCATTTATCTAAAAAAGAAGGATATGAAAATTATGATGAACAAACCTGTTTGATGTTAGCTAAAAAAAATCAAATAAATCTAGATTCCTTAAAAAAAGATGTGGATACATTATTGGCTTTACAAAGTAAAGTACAAACATTACAAAATACGAGTGATTCAAATACAACACAGTTGAAAAGTTTAGTAGATCAAGTTTATAAAACATAACGTACATGACTTTCCCATGTATATCTACAATAAGACCATTCTAAAGTAGGGATTACACTTTTTACTGAAGTTCCTTCGGGGATGAATTGATAATAAAGGGGTGGCAATACATACAACAATAATTCTTTTTCTGTAAATACATCTTTATTCTCTTTGATAAAGTGTGAAGTCGGAATAAAATGAACCAAATCTTCTAACAAAGGAGGATACATGAAAGAATAATACATTTTCCAATTGGTACATCCAGTAGTATAATATTGCATGTTCCATGCTAGCATGTCTACATATTCTTTACAAATGTTATCTTTTGAAGTTGTAAAAAATGAATCATAGTATCGTTGTTGCCAACCTTTTTTTGTAGGACAAATAAAATGTTCTGTTTCTCTTTGCAACATTGGTAAATTTTGTACTCGTTTTTCTTCCGTAGAAACATCTACATGAAAACGATTTCTAGAATGATATTCTTTAATTATGATATTTTCTTCTTGTAAAGCAAGGGCTTCAATGAATTTTTGAACGGTAGGCCATTGTATTTCTCCCTTGAATAAATGTTCCTTTTCATCAATAGTAGTTGTGTAAGTTCGAAACAATGTATCAAACCCCGTCGTTCTTAAATTAAGAGCAGGAAAATGAGGCATAAAATCATTTCCTAAAAAGAGTGTCATGAAAATATAATCAGATAACTTGGTTTCTCCAATCATTTCACGAATACTATCTGCTAATTTTGGTATATCCAAAATGTGTAGTTCACGATCTTGTAACATGAAAGCTGGTGCTTCACGTAACAATCTTATTTCACCATACTGTAAATGATGCAAACTTAATATAATAAGATCCGAATCTAATCCATAAATCAATGTTTTTTGTCCTTGATGAAGTTCGGGGTGTTCTCGAATCCACGAAAACAATTTGTGTTCACCTTCACCTGGTTCTTTACTAGTGGATAGTTTAAAAGATTCATAACGTGAAGCATAATTTTTGAAATGAAGGTGTAATTGTTTATCTAATTCATTCATAAATGAAGTGCCAGGTGTAATTTGCATGGTATTCCATCCACTAGATACATTGGTCATCGTTTGTTGAATCCAGCTTTTGAATCGTCTATCTTTTTGTTGTTTGATTTTAGCCATGGGTGGAATACCATCAAATGCAATAAATACACGTTTTGGGTTAACCAAACGAAGATAAGAATCTATTTTATCACATATTTTTTGGATGAGTATCATTTCATTTACTATACCCATACTAGAAACCATATCATAAATGATAGAGTTACTATCTAGATATAAATTATCTGCTTGTTGTAATGAAGTAATGATATACGGATGTTTACGTAACAAATAAGAGAAATAGCTTGGTATTCCCATTTATAATTTTATCGCATAATCTGTTTAACTCGTTTGGTACTTTTATGTTTTTTATATAAAAAAATTCCTTTATAAAACTATATGAATGTCCTTTACATTAATTTATCACATCGTTTAGATAGGAATCAACATGTGATCCAACAACTTCAACAAATTGGATTTACAGGAAAACGTGTAGAAGCAGTAGAATGTAAACAAGGAGCCATTGGATGTGCGATGAGTCATATTCGATGTTTAGAAATCGCAAAAGAAAATAACTGGCCTTCTGTATGTATTGTAGAAGATGATATTGAATTTACCAATCCGTCTTTATTTCAATTACAATTGAATCATTTCTTGACAAGTTCTATCGGATGGGATATATTATTGTTAGGAACAAATATGGGTCCACCTTTTGATAAAAAAGAAGGATGTCTTCGTGTTTTCAATGCACAAACAACTACGGGATATATTGTAAAACACCATTATTATGATACTTTAATTGACTGTTTTCGAAAAAGTGTAGGACAATTACTACGAGATTACAATGTAAAATCGTATGCTATTGATATTCAATGGAAACAACTTCAACAAAGAGATCAATGGTATGTGTTGCATCCGCTTACTGTCATTCAGAGAAAAGATTATAGTGATATCGAACAATGTGATGTCAACTATGGAGATAGGATGTTAAGTACAAAAGAATTTAAATACAATTTATGAAAATAGAATGATGATATACATAGATTGTCGGGAGCATGCATTGTTGGAACGAATGAACGCATCATCTAAACAAATGACAATAGGCGATATTTCGATAGAAAAAGATGATCAAACAGTTGTATTGATAGAACGAAAAACGGTTGCGGATTTAGCATCTAGTTTGTGCGATGGAAGATATCAAGAACAGCAATACCGTTTGTTGGAATCGACCTTACCACCACATCGTATTATTTATTTGATTGAAGGATCTATGGATACTCCTACTTCATTACCAAAACAAAATTTAGAATCAGCTTTGTTAAGTTTATGGTTTCATGGGTTTTCTATAGTACATACAACAGATATTGAGGATACCGTACGATATTTGAAAAAGTTAGAAGAAAAGGTTTCCAAAGAAGCAGTGGAAAAAGATTACATCTCTATGGTAAAAATAAAAAAGAAAGATAAATTAACACCTGAGAACATTGACATTCTTATGTTGTCTCAAATACCTGGTATAAGTACTGTGACAGCGAAAGCATTACTAGACGTGTATGGAAGTATTTATGCATTGACCACTCAATGGAAAGAAACCACTACATTGTTAGATACATTTACGTATGGTGAAAAAAAAAGAAAGATATCAAAAAAAAGTATTGATTCTTTAAAACTCTATCTTCACGTATAAAAATTGATTTTAAAATATGGTTATGATAACAAATGGATAAATACGATGTTATTCGCGAATCTGCTAAATATCAATCCTATGTAAAAAACGAACATGAATTGAAAGATGGTAAAACATATCAATTGTATCCTACGGGAGATATTGATTTGAATGGGCGTAAATATGTTGCATTATCAACACCTCCAACACAAGAAGAAATAAAAAAATATAATATTATGAAATAAAATTCTTTAAGTATAGCGTATCGACTGATATGTTTCAATGCTTAAATTAGACAAGGCACAATTCAAACGATCACCATCTTTATGATGCATCAAAATTTTTTTTGATGTATCAATATTCAAAAATGTCATGGCCATGATACGACTACGCATGTATTGACGTTTTTGAATCAAAATAACATTATAGCCTTGATTATGATTTGCTGAATTATTTATCAATTTCCAAACACCAGATTTGAATAATCGTTCAATTTCACCATTTTCGTACACGCGAAGTGTTGTGTTCTCAATTTTCAATTCTTTCATTTATAAAATTATCATTAAAAAAACCATTTCAATTTTATTACAAACATAGAATATGGATGACTTTGATATGCTTGTACGAATACTTTGTATAGGTATTGTTGTATGGATTCTTATTTATTTAATGCTTCAATTTAGAAAAGGAACGTGTTCTTCTACCTCAATGGCTCCTATCAAAGGAATCGGAAAACGAGACAAACGATATCAAGAGAAATTACGTGATTATTATATCAAATCTTCTTACAATAGTTGTTCTACTGGTCAATATCAAAATGATTGGGTAAATTTATGTGCTTTGGAAAATGTAATCAAACAAGGTTGTCGTTGTTTAGATTTTGAAATCTATGAAGTAGATGGAAAAGCAGTTGTTGCAACGTCAAATTCTACTAAATTTACTGAAAAGGGTACTTACAATTCATTGTCCATAGATAGTGTAATCAAAACAATTTCTGAAAAAGCTGTATCCAATTCAATGTCTACTGAATATTGTCCAAATCCATTTGATCCTTTGTTTTTACATTTTCGTATTAAAACCAAACATATTGAAGTATATGATGATGTCGCAGATGCTTTAGTGAAATATTTAGATTCAAAGTTATTATCAAATGAACATAGTTATGAAAACAAAGGTAAAAATTTGGGATCTGAATCATTGACTTCTTTGATAGGAAAAGTCATCATTATGGTTGACAAAGTTGAAAGTAATCATATACGAGCTACGAAAATGGAAGAATTAGTCAATATTATGGGAAATTCTGCTTTTTTACATTCTTTATCGTACAATGACATTATTCATACACCTGATATGGATGAAATGATTGATTATAACAAAAAAAATATGACAATCGGATATCCAAATTTATCTTATCAATCAAAGAATTACAATAGTTCTATCGTAATGCAATATGGTGTACAAATGCCAGCCATGTGTTTCCAAACAAATGATTCTTTTTTGACAGCTTACAATACTTTATTTGAACAAAATGGACATGCATTCATGTTAAAACCATTGAAATTAAGATATGTACCTGTTACGGTAGAAGAAGCGCCACCTATCAACCCTGATTTATCATATGGATACAAAGAACACAAAACGAATTATTATAATTTTAATTTGTAATTAAAAAGTATTCTTCTTACTACTTTAATGATTCTTATCTATAGTTGTAAATGTAGATTGAATCAAGCATTACAATTGTATGACATGTTGTGGAGTATAAAAGAAAAAAAATATATAGTTTACGGTGATACTTTAGATCAAGAGTATCTTTTTTCAGATAAATATCTTATTTTGAATGTAGGTGATTATTATGAAGATTTATCTAACAAAACAAAAAAAATGTTTCAAGTTATTGAAAAAGAATTTCCAGAAGAATATGTTTTGAAAATGGATGATGATATCATTCCGAATTGTGAATCTATTCAACATTATTTACAAATCATGAAAGAAGAAAATCTATTGTATGCAGGTAGAGTGATAAAATCCAATGAAGAATATTCAAACCACCATATTGGTAAAGTAAATGATCCAAAATACAATGTATCTTACATTACTCCTTCTGTTACAGGTACTGCTGGTCCACTCTATTATTTAAATAATAAAGCCATTTCTATTTTAAACAAAGAAAATGAAATGTTCTTTTACGAAGATGTTACAGTAGCATATTCATTAAATAAAAATAATATTTTTCCAACCAACCATATTTTGTATGATGATTATAATATTTATAAAACATTTCACAATCATTACAATCATAAAAAAATATACGTCAAACTTCATGGTGGTTTAGGTAATCAATTGTTCCAATTTGCGTCTGCTTATGGTTTAGCTAAAAAATTCAATCGTATTTTAATATTGGTATCGGATTTTAGTCCATCTTCTTTTACACATCCAGATAGTGAAACGTATGCAAAAACTATTTTTAAATCATTTCATTTGATTGATGAAAAAAATCTACCTTCTATGTCCACATATTGTGAAACGGATAATATTCAATGTTTTCAACATCAAAATATAATAGGAGAAGAAAATATATTTATTCGTGGATATTTACAAACAGAAGAGTATTTCAAAGAATACAAACATGAAATTTGTTCTTTGTTTGAAAAAAAAAGTATAGATTCTTTTTTTATTCATGTTCGTCGTGGTGATTATGTTAACAATCCTTTGTATACAATAGATTATGATACCTATTATCAAAAATCAATTGATTATATAGAAAAACTATTTCCAAATTCTCATTATTTTATTTTTAGTAATGATATTGAATACTGTAAACAATATGAACTCTTTTTACCTTTGAAAAAAACATTCATAGAAGATACAGCATTGAATACATTGTTGAGGATGGCGTCATGTTCATTGGGTGGTATATGTAGTAATAGTACATTTTCATGGTGGGGGTCTTATTTGAATGAAAATCCAAATAAAATAGTTTTGTTTCCAAAAACATGGATCAATAATGGACATGAAAATAAAGGTGTGTATCCAGAAAATAGTATTTTGATAGATTGATCATTCTTTTATATGTGTGGCATCAAATTCTGCTTCTTTTTCTTCTAATTCTACATCTCTTATAATTTCACAACCACAACATTTACACGTTTTACATTTAGATTTCAAAATCATTTTTGAGATACCAAATATAAGATTACTGGAACTGGTAATAAGCAATACAACAATGGCACTATCCATATTATAATATAATATAATATGGAACGTATTTTACAAACATTCAAAGAATACGACATGGAAGTATTAGAATGTAAAAAAAAATTAGTAGCAGAAGAATTGAAAAAAACAAAAGAATTTCAAGACAAATTAATAGAAATGTCAAAAAGAATTGATAAAGCAATGGAAGAGTTAAAAAAGACAAATTATGACAGTGATTAAATATGCATCTTTTACAGGTTTTCTTTCTTACAAGTATAATTTGCCTGCAGATCAATTGACACAAGATTTTTCAGAATTTTGCAAAGAAGACTTAGATATACTTCTTATGCCAAAAAAGATGCCTATGCACTATTGTTTTATTTTATGATTTTTTTAACATTGATTTATGTGAATGATCAAACGCTTATCAAATATGCATTGGAACGATATAAACAATTAAAAACAAATAAACCAGTTGCACCTTTTACACATTTTATTGATACCTGGTTAAAACGTTACTAAAATTGATATTTAAAAAACTCCTTGAAAATTTCCTAATAAAGGATCATCAAATGATATAGAACTTTCAACAAATGCATTTTCGGCTTCCTGATATTTTCTAAATAAAAAAGTAGGATATTCTATATCTTTATATTGATTAAATTGTAAAACAGCAGAATAAGATGCCAATAATCCTATATTTTTTCCTTTTTTAAAATAATCAATCATTGACAAAGCATTTGCTAGGCCAGCACTTTTTGTTATAGTCCCCCCTGCATGTACGGTTAGATAGTCATAATTTTCTCTCCATAACGATGATGTGTTGGGGTAGGTATTTTGTATGTAAAATAATTTATCATTCAATGCTGATTGAGATGTACCATTGATTGAAGGTAATTGTGTATTCAAAATATCATATTGATTTCCTGAAAAAGTTAAAGGAGTTGGACTATTATATAAATCGTAATAAGTTTGGTTGTCGAATAAATATATTACAACTGCATCATTGGCTGACGCACCAGTAAAAAAATTCTGTAAATCAGTAACGGTTAGATTGCTATTATCTTGAGCAACAGGATATGTTAATAGAGTTATACTTGTGTTATTTTGTAATTTACTTAAAACATCTTCTGTTGCGGTTTCATTTACAGTATAAATATAATATACATTTCCAACAGCAGTTTTAGGTAAATACGTCATGACAGCATCAACAATAGTATCATCTGAAGGATTTGTTCTATAAATATTTCTAGAAACTGTATTTAAACTAATCGCAGTACTTAATAAAGATATTCCAACAGCATCATGATTGTTGAACCAATCCACCACTGCAGATAAAACACTTGACCTAGAAAACCCTAAAAATATTCTGTATCCTTGTGAATAATATAAATCCAATAATTCTAATGTTTTTGGAATACTATATTCTGTATCGACTATAGGAAATTTTGGAAAATTAGAATTCTTATTCCAATAATAATATAATGAATCATTGAAAATAGTATCAATATTATTAATATAATTAGTTAATTCAAATAAAGCAATTGCTTTACCGAAAGGTTTGTATGATGGTGTTGGAATATTATAAATAGTTGGTGATGGGTTTTCAAATGTAGCATTGTATGGTCCGAGTATAGGGTCTACTAAATATAAACTTTTGCTAGTAAATTTATTTCCAATAAATGTTTCAATTAAAATACTAGGATATAATAAATCTTTTGTCACAGGGTCAAACTCTAATATTCCATAATGACTATTTATATTATCAATAGATTGATTATTCGCAAATTGATTTAATAACGTTAATATGTTTAATGTAACAGTAGAATAATTAGATCCCAGAGAATTATAACCGTTACGCCATAATATGGATGTATTGATTCCTTCGATTAAAGACACATTATATTTATTTGAAAGTGCTTCTTGAGAACCAATAGGTATGATTGGAGTACCAGAAGCAAGTATATCATATTGTTGTCCTTGAAAAGTCAAAGGACTATCTAAATTTTGATCGTATAAATTTAAATATTTTTTACGATCAAATATTAATGTTATTAAAATATCAGAAGATGAGAATACACCATTAGGTGCATTACTTAAAAAATCTTGAATTTTTGTTGTAGTATCAAAATCAGAAGTAATCGTTCCTAATTTTACAAAATTTGGATAATTACCAATAGTTTGATTCAGTATTCTTAAAGCGTCCTCACATACTAATTCATTCTCTGAATAAATATAATATATATTGAACCCTCCATCCAAAGCATGATTAATATGTTCACTTATAGAATTTATTATAAAACTATTATCTGGTAAAAATCTATATACATTTTTTGCAAAGTTTAAACTGTTCGAATTTGCTGTAGGTGATATACCAATTGCATCTGGATGAAAATTAAACCAATTAGATTCTAAAACACCTTTTAAAATGGTTGAAGTTTGAAAACTTATAAAATATTTAAAACCATATCCATAATATTCATCTAATAATTGTAATGTTTTATCTAACGAACCTTCATTATCTACAATTGGGCATTCTGTAAATTCCTCTGGATAATTTAGCCAATAATAATTTAATGTTTTTTGGGAAGCAATATTTGTGGTTGTTGATAAATTCAATAAAAATACTGCTTTCATTCGTCCTGGTACAGGGGTACTATGATTTATATCTAACACTTCATTTTTACAATGTGTACCATCGGCACTACCACCAAACATACTCATACCTTTCCCAACACCTCCCAATTGATTCATACATACTAATTTGAACCTTCCTACGCCATTTGAATGGGTTTGTACTTCATGATTTCCCCAATTATTTAATCCAACTCTTGATGTAATTCCTTGTTTTTTATAACCACCACCAGTGTTAAGATTCACATTACTTTTATAAAGTGTAGCAGAAGCATTACCAGCACCCATCATTCTAGATTTACCCATAACTCTTTATTATAAAAAAACGTGGGGACGCAACCCCTAACCGTTTTTATATAATTTTCGCCTTGACCTTGTTGTGTTCAATTGATTCGTTGAACTTCACTGACCATGAATCTCGTGTGTCATGAAAGAATGTTGCGTTGCCGTTGTACACCCGATAAGGGACTCGAACCCTTGACCACCAGATTAAAAGTCTGGCGCTCTACCGACTGAGCTAACCGGGTAAAGATGTTCACGATCGGGTTTGAACCGATGACTTTAGGTTGATAAGACCCACACTCTGACCAACTGAGTTACGCGAACATATTTAGTATAAGAGTGTTCTTTTTAAGTTGAATTAATATTAATTAAACGCATTGGGTAAATCATAAAATTGAGTATTTCCATAAAATAAATAAGAAAATATTTTTTGTGGCATATTAATTTTTGCTCCATTATCACTACCTCTAGCAGATTTTATTATTTCACTTTGTGTTAAATTAGAAATATAGGGGAACATACAAGATGCATTTTTTTGAAAAGCAAGAACGGAATGTGGCATAGTATTTTCTTTATTTAATACTTTATTAAATTTTGAAAATAGGATAATACAGGAATGTCTTCTTTATGAGTTAATTTCATTTGAATACGAATATTATCATGTCTTTTATTTAACGCACCTACATGAATTAAATTTGCATTAAATAATATAATGTCCCCTTTTTTACATAATATGTGTTCTACTGCATTGTTAAAATTTACAAGATGACTATATTCACTGGTATGACTTTTAGGTATTACCCCCAAACATTTATCCATATCTTCTAAATAAAGTATCATGGTATACGATGGATGTTTTTGACCATCATTAAAAAAATCACCATTGTTATCTCTATGACAGGTATGAACGGCGGATTTTTGAATAATAAAAATATAATCTTGAAAAATATAATCTTCATTCAATACGGAATGTATTTTATTTGAAATGGACGCATTTTCCATCATTCGTTCTTTCACTTCTTTATAATCTCCTTTTTCACATAAACTATGTAATTGTTTAATTTCATTGGAAGGAATTACATTTTTAAGAATACAACATCCATCTTCTTTCAAGGATAAAGTACGCGTGGTTACTGATTGTTCAGTAATGATACACAAAACAATAATAACAATAAGAAATAAAACAAGAAACTTCATAATATTTAAATATATTATGTTTTCGGATTGGGTTCAATCTATATTCATTATAGTACTTTTTTCTCTATTTCCAATGATGGATATTTTCACCAATACCATGAACGATGTACAGTCCAATTGGAGTGCAAATCGATGCAATCCTGTGATTATGCCTTTTGCCAGTTATTTTGCACCTAAAGGGACAGACATTACAACTTCTGATAATTTTTCTTATTGTGTACAAACGCTCATGGCATCTTTTGCACCAACAATAATGCAACCATTCAGTTATTTACAAAGTATGAGTGTAGATATGATGGGAGATATCAACAGTAGTTTAGCCTCTTCTACAGAACAAACCTCATGGATGACTACTAGCGTATCTAGTATTATTGGATCTGTATATGGCGTATTTCTCAATATAATCATTGAATTTAATTTGATTGTATTAAAATTATTAGATGTTCAAGGAAAATTATCTGGGATGATTACTACTGTTTTATATATTATGACAGCTGTACAATATACCTTTGAAAGTATGTGGAATGGTGTGCCTGGCGCTATGATTAAAGTATTGGGAAAAAAATAAAAGTAAATATTATGTCCACTGTATTGATCGGAGGGATTGTTTTAGGCGTAGCAGTATTGACAGGTATAGTTATGATGGGTAAAAAAAAAGAAAATAGAGAAGATACTGGATTTGGTGTTGAAAATGAACAGTATGAACAAACCGCAGGAAGACGAACACGAAGACACCGTACTCGTTCAAGGAGTAGTAAACGTGTAAAAATATAGTCTAACACCATGGAGAAAATAAATGAATTATATAAAAATAGAGGATATTTTGAACGATATGGTGGAGATGTATGTATTAGTATTGCATTAGTGATTGCAACATTATTGATTACCGGTTATACTAGTTATCAATCTATCCTAGCCCAAGTAAAAACAAATTGGAATCAAAATCGATGTAATCCAATTTATATGCCATTTGCTGGAATGATTATGCCACAACCAGGTTATTCTACAACAGAAACTACATCAGAAAATTTTTCTTATTGTATCAAACAAGACGTATCCGCCGTATTTAGCATTGCTATGATGCCTCTTGAATTCGCAATGTATTTGATAATTGATTTTATAGATACTGTATTAGAAGCCATTATGGCATTTATGTCTCTTATCAAATGGTTGAAAGATCAAATAGGAGGTATTTTTGCAACCATTTATAATAAAATAGTATACTTTTTAGTTCCATTGGTGGAAATGGTGATTCATCTAAGGGACATGGTTGCTAAATTAAATGGGGTTGCTATTACTGCACTTTATACTGCCATGAATATTTATAATCTTACGATTTCAGGAATTTTAAATATTATGGTTATATTGAATAATATTTTAATTGCTACCATCGCCATCATGTTAGGTATGATTCTTCTTGCATTTGCATTGATACCTACACCTGCTTTTCCATTTGGATTAGGTGTTTATATTGCTGGATTTTCCATTTTTACATCCTTTGTCATTCCGGTAGTAGTGTTATATTCTTTGATGCAAACATTCACAAATGAAGTATTCCAAACAAGTGCACCAAAAGGACAAAAAACACCTAAAATTAAAAAACGAAAATAAGTTAAAACAATCTTTACAAAAGATATTAATGCGTCATGAAAGATTTCTAGAAATGGCACAAGTTCATGCAGAAAAATCAACCATGCATTATCGACATGGTTGTGTTGCTGTATTACATGGAAAAGTAATTTCAAAAGGATACAATAGTACACGTAATTATTCAAAAGATGGTATCATTTCAAACTGTTGTTCTTGTCATGCTGAAATAGATGCTCTTCGTAATGCATTGAAACATGTAGGTCACCGAGGATTGTAAACGTCTTTCTCTTTATGTGGTACGTTTGACACGTACAGGTAATCGCATTGATTCAAGACCATGTCATTCGTGTTATCGTACATTATGTGTTTATAAAATAAAACAAGTCATTTACTCTGTAACTCCAACCACTTATGAATGTGTCAAGTTAACAGATTATGTTCCAAATAAAATATCAGAAGGGGATGAATATTTTCAAAGTCTTGATTAACAGATAGATAAAAATAAAAAAGAAAAGTAAAGAAATAATATAAGCAATTGTATAACCAGGTTCTACTTGTTTATCCAAATGTAATAATTTCAATAAAATTTGAATCAATGTACCCATATTTAAAAAATTTTTTGTCCATACTTTTGAATTTTCTGTAATTGGAAATAATTGATAACATAATGGTGTATAATAACCATATTTGATAGAATTCATATGATGATACATGTCCCAATCCGCCATTGTATTTACCTTTTCTGCCAATACACGATTTCTTGTTTTTTCTGTATAAATACATGCATGTGTTCCACAAGATAAAAATAATTTAGGATGTGTCCCAGGCATTCTTAAAAAAGGTATACAACCTAAATAATATACTAAATCTTTCTCTCTATGTTCATGAAGAAATGAATTAATTTCCTCTTGAATATCACGACGTTTAATATATGGATGAAATTGGAAATCGTCTTCTAATACTAAAATATTTCTGTATTTTTTTTCTTTTGCATCATGAAATACGGTAAGAAATGCATCAATTAAATCAATAGGTGGAGAATCTGTATGTAATTGTTTTGAACATTTTTTGTACCCTTTGTTATAAACGAGATATACTTTACGACTTGGTTGATATTGTTCTAATTGTTGTTGAATTTCAGGAAGACGACCATTCCCCTCTAAATGAAGAATATATGTAGCATCTACATCTAAATATCCTTGATCATAATTATATTCTTCCATACGATAACAATTCATAGTATATATTAAGGAAAATTATATTCATGTATTCTATGAAGTCAAGAGTGGTGATGTTACTGTTTTTTCTTTTACTTGGCGTCATAGGGTTTAGTTTATCTTCTTCTCTTGTTAAGGAAGGTTTTGAATCGGTAACTCATTGGAAACAAAATGGTCAATTACCTTGGGATGGGCCTTATTCATTGCCAGAATCAAAAAAACAACCCGATGGTATATGGTTGTTTGCAAATAATAAATCAAGTCCTGAATGTTGTAAAGCGTCTACTTATTCTACAGGGGATGGATGTGTATGCACTACACCTGATCAATTACGTTTTTTAAATACTAGAGGAGGTAATCGTACGATTGAAGATGGTTTTTAACGACGTTTCATCATTTTTCGAACACTACGACCACGTTGAACACGTTTTGTAGCATAAAATAAACTAGCGGGTACAAGAACATCCATGGCAGCTTTTCCAAGTGATGCAAGTGTGAAGTTTCCTCCTCTTTTCTGTGTCCGGTTCTTTCTAGAATGCATGATATTAACGAAGAAAATATTTTTTTTGGAGTTGGAACAACAAAAGACTACTTACAGTTAAATTTAGCAATAAAAGAAAATATCCGATCCAAATGTAAGGTTTCCATTTATTCAATAAAATGTCTAAAAAAGGAATTAATATTTGCTTAACTTCTTGTTTGATATCTTCTCTCTTCAACAAATTTAAACATTGATTCAACATATTCTTATTTTTTATATTTTATGCGTGTATTTTGCATATAAAAATATAAAAAAGAAATTTATGATTCATCATGCAACAAACCAATTTGATTTTTCGTCACTACATTTAGGTTCCCCAACTGCATTAGCTGGTGGATCTTTTTATACAAAAATTAATTATTCTGTAAAAGATGAACCTTTGTATGTCTACACACCTACTTGTACTACCAAACAAGGTGTCACAAAAGGTGTATTAGATTTTTTATTTACCTCTGCAAATTCTAATTTTATTGAATGGATGAATGCTTTAGAAGAAAGATTACAAATGTTACTTTTTGAAAAAAAAGATAATTGGTTTATTGGAGATGATATGGAATTAGAAGACATACAAAATGCATTTATTCCTTTATTGAAAGTAAAAGGGAATCAGTACATGGTAAGAGGGAATGTTCAGGGAAAACATTTCAAAGAAACCATACAAGTATACAATGAGGATGAGATACCAGTTCCTTTGACGAATATTCAGGAAAATTCACAATTGATTTCTATTTTAGACATTTCAGGTATTAAATTTAATCAAAAATGCTTTCAAGTCATGATTCATGTACGACAGATCATGATTTTAGAAAAACCATCTTTTACAAATTGTTTGATCAAACATAAAGTTAAGGATAAACCAGAAGTGAAAATAGACGTATTAGATACTATTGTTTTGAAATCACCCAATGAAGTCTATCGAAGTGCTTTAGAAAAAGCAAATGTTATGAAAGAAGAAGCAGAACGAGCAAAAGCCATTGCTGAAGAATTAAGAATTACATATGAATTGGAAGAATAAATTTTATGTTTTCTAATATATAATGAATCTTGGCAAAAATAAAGAACTTCTTTTAGTCGTGGGGGCTTTGTTTGTTTTAGGCGTTTTTTTGTGGAAATCTGGAAGAGATAAGAATAAGAATATGATGAGTTCTACCGGTTCAGAATATTCTTCGCCCTCTCCTTCGGGATCTTTAGGAGAAAATGATAGATATGCCCAAGCGAATGGTGTAAAGACAAATACATATGGTGCACAGGCTTCCAAATTAGACGATCCTAGTGCTCTTTTACCAAATGATTCAAACTCTCAATGGTCTTCTTTAAATCCTCAGGGAGGAGGTATGTTAAAGGGAGTTAATTTATTACAAGCAGGATCTCTTATCGGCATCAACACCGTAGGTTCTACTATGCGTAACGCCAACTTACAGTTACGATCTGAACCTCCTAACCCCCAAGGAAGTGTAGGTCCCTGGAATCTTTCAACCATTACTCCTGATGTTGTACGTCAGCCTCTTGAAATTGGTGGTACACTTTAAAAAAATAGATAAATAAAAAGAATATAAATACGTTTTTGGTTATGGTATCATGAACGTGTTGTACAATTGGAATATTTATTCTAAGAATGGTTACCTTTATTGTGAAGGAGAATGGTATAATGGTAAAGGATGGGTTACTAGTGCGATTACCCACATTGTTACTCGAAAAGGATATTATGAAGTATTTACAGAAAATTCTATTTATTATCTTTATTGGTAATATGGGTTTGTTTGAACAAACAAAACGTAAATTATTTTATAGAGCAAAAAAAAAATATACACGATGTCTAGTAAAAAAATGTAAGATTCCCAAAAATAAAGTAGACCAATGTGGTAAACATTGTCGTGACGAAGATGAATATTCACAGAAACATAAGACTGCCTTGCATGATTTATTTGTTAGACAAAATCACAAGACTCCTGATCTTTACATCAAACATAAGTTAGATGATGGTAAAAACTTAGATATTGAACAAGAAATAAAAAAATTTGTTGCTTGGTCCGCTGATAGATTGCATTTAAAACGCATACCAAAAATTGAATTAAGTTACGATACCAAATACGCACAGGATAACCATCACACTGGAGCATATGTGCAAGGCGAAGACTCCATTTGGGTATATGCTAAAAATCGTAACTTAGTTGACATATTAAGAACTGTATTCCACGAATTGGTTCATGTTAGACAAGACGAAATGGGTATGCTAAAACCGGGTGATAGTTACCCAGGTAGCCCAATTGAAGCCATGGCCGATATGATTGCTGGCAAATTCATTAAGATTTATGGTGAAAAGCACCATCACATTTTCCAATAAACGGTACACAAAGTTGACTTATACGCAGTCTTTTATAATAACTAGATTGTAAGGAGTCGTAATGTCTGATAGAACTTTTAACGCAGAAGTGAAAATTAAACTTAATTAATTAACGAAGGCATGGTTGTTAAAGGGAATCAATTTATTACAGGTTCTCTTATCGGCATCAACACCTTTATGGTATCATGAACGTGTTGTACAATTGGAATATTTATTCTAAGAATGGTTACCTTTATTGAAGGAGAATGGTAAAGGATGGGTTACTAGTGCGATTTTATTGTTACTCGAAAAGGATATTATGAAGTATTTACAGAAAAATTATATTATCTTTGGTAAAATATGGGATTGTTTGAACAAACAAAACGTAAATTATTTTATAGAGCAAAAAAAAAATATACACGATGTCTAGTAAAAAAATGTAAGATTCCCAAAAATAAAGTAGACCAATGTGGTAAACATTGCAAAAGACAAATGAAATGTGTAAGAAAACATTGTCGTGACGAAGATGATGAATATTCACTAACTGCTTTTTTTTAAAAAAATATAGTATGATCTCTAAAAAATTACACGGTTATAAATCTCAAGATAAGAAATTTGAGATTTATAGTGATTATTATTTTATTAAACCAGAACAAGTGATAGAAAAATTAAAAGAATGTGATTCTACATGTTATTATTGTAAAGAAAAAGTATTGATGGAATATGGGAAACGAGATCCAAAACAGTGGACCTTAGATCGTATCGACAATACGATGGGACATAATACCACAAATGTACTGATTAGTTGTTTGGGTTGTAATTTAAAACGAAGAAATCGAACTGTTGAAAAATTTTTATTTACAAAACAACTTTGTATCAAAAAAGTTTGACTAGATGCAACTTTCAGGTTTTATTGTTTTTATATTATATGGATAAATAATGTAAACTATTACTGGTATGATGAAAAAATATAGGTAAACGAAATCAAGGTCTATGTTTTTAATTGTTAGAACAATATTTCTAAATCTTCCAGTTTCCAATATTCAATGGGACCATTCGGTAATGGACGTTTGAAAATGAACGGTACTTTTTTTTGATGTACTTCTTCACGTGCAATCCAATAACTGTCAATCGAATCTGTTTCAATAAATAAAGGTGCTCCTTGTTCTATTTGTGTAGCTCGAATACCGATAGAACGCGTATATTCATATTTTGTCAAATATGGTAAACTTGTATGATGAGGATCTACGATCACGCCATTTGCATCCCTTTCAATACTGCACAAAGCTAATACTTCTTCATAAGGTATTGTTTGCTCCTGAGGATGTAATTGTGTAATAAAATTTGGTTGTTTCAATACTTTTTCAATTTCCACAGATTCTTCATAATCATTGTCTTCGACACAATAAGTGTCTACATGTTCTTCTTCTTCTTCTTCCAAACTTTCCACTTCACTTTCTTCCTCAATTTCTTCATATTCGGGTTCTTCGTCACTCATTTGATACTAGATGGACATTATTTTTATATCAATTTTTATCCATTTTCCATATGGTATCGCATTCCGGACACAAATAAGCATAACTCAAATCAGTTTCATTGTATCGAACCTGAATGATATCACCATCTTTTTCATGATTTACACATGTATCTAAAGGACATTTCATTTTCATTCTTGGCAATGTAGGATCTAATTTGGTATATTTGTGAATAACACTTGAATGTTGTTCTTTTTTTTGAAATGACATGGAACATACGACATTCGATGATGCATCTTTTTCAAATCCACATTTTTTACATTGAAATATTAATTTTTCTTCTACATTAGTCAGAAAAAGCATATTTTCACAAACTGAGCAAAACTCCATAGTACTTGTAAAGAATTTTTAATTAAATCAATTTTTACGTTTAAACGAAACATTTCCATTATTTGTTTATATTAAATGACGTTAGAATTAAAAAAATTTGATATGCGTTCCATTAGTTTTCGTCCTAATGAAAACAAAGGACCTGTTATCGTATTGATTGGACGACGTGATACAGGAAAAAGTTACTTAGTAAAAGATTTGTTATTTTATCAACAAGACATACCTATTGGTACTGTAATTTCAGGAACAGAAGCAGGAAATTGTTTTTATAGTGAACATATTCCTAAATTATTCATTCATGATGAATATAATACAGGAATCATTGAAAATATATTGAAACGTCAAAAACAATGTATGAAACAAATACAAAAAGAAATGCAAGTCTATAAAAAATGTAATATTGATCCACGGGCATTTTGTATATTAGATGATTGTTTATATGACAATGGGTGGACAAAAGATAAATTAATGCGTTTACTTTTCATGAATGGACGTCATTGGAAAATTATGCTTATCATTACGATGCAGTATCCATTAGGTATACCACCAAATTTACGTACAAACATTGATTATGTATTTATTTTGAGAGAACCGTATTTAGTAAATCGTAAACGTATTTACGATAATTATGCTGGTATGTTTCCTACATTTGAATCTTTTTGTCAAGTTATGGACCAATGTACAGAAAATTATGAATGTTTAGTGATCAATAATAATTCTAAAAGTAATAAGTTAACAGATCAAATATTTTGGTACAAAGCAGAATCTCATCCAACTTTTAAATTGGGATCAAAAGAATATTGGGAATTGTCTAAAAATTTACCAGATGAAGAAGATACAACCTATGATCCAAATGCAAAAAAGAAAAACGTACAACAAATACAAGTTAAAAAATCAAAATGGTAATATAAAGAGATAGAATGTAAGTATTAAAATGATGGATTATTATGGCAATATACTTTATACTAACGAAGCCATGAAAGAAGCATTATGTGTTGGAATTTTACCTATATGTAAATATGTAATTCGTGAAATATCTTATACTGGATGGCTTGTTCATAAAAAAGAAATGATGCAAGAAATTTTACAAAAACAACAACAATGGGAGAAAACAATGATAACATTATTACTACGTAGAATTACAAATGATCCATTGTTTGAATGGTAATTTAATATTCATAATAAAAGTATTTGTCGCCTACAATAGATTGTAAAATTAATTGCAATGCGCGTTTTTCCATAGCTTGTTGTACGATATATTTTTTAGGTACCAATTGATAAAACTGTTCACAATTGGTAAATCTTTGAACACAACGATTATTATCAAAAATGTCACGAACGTGCATTTTTGCTACTATACTATTTGTATTTATATTTGTTTGATATTCTAAAAATTTTCCATCTACATAACAATAATATCCGTTTATACATTGACCAATACGAATCATATAATTTGTGCGTGGATTCAATTCATTAAAATTTACTAGACAAAATGTGAGTTTTCCAAACAAAATTTCTGTAGAAACCATTTTAAAAGATAAATCAGATAAAATTCAATTTTATATAGATATCCAACTTGGTGGAAACATATCTTTTGTAGACTTGTCATAGTTTGCAGCTCCAAACCATGTTTTTGGATAAATAACAATTTTGTCTGGATTTGTATTCAAATAGGATGCCCACCAACTAAAAGCACTATTTGCAATAATATTGTGATTCGAACAACTCATCAATAATAATTGTTCCCAATCTTCCATGGAATCATCGGCTTTATGAAATTGTAAATCTGGAAAACTTTTTTTGATTTTGTACAAGCGTTGTTTTACAGGAAGGTTATCTTTTTCTTCACAAAAATAAATGATATTCCAATCTGTTTTTTTAGTTCTTTTGATGATTTCACGAATAGAACGAATATAATAATCATCTTTTAAAATGACATGATGCAGTTGAAGATTCGTATAATCACCAATACGAAAATGTAAAGAAATAGTATCATTCATGGTAAGATATTTTGTGCGAATATTTTCTTGTTCAATATTAATATTTAACTTTTTATAAATGACATCATAATGTTTTTGAAAATATTTATAAGATTGAAAATAACCAACCAACATGATATTTTGTTCTAAAGGTAAAGGTGTGTAATGAAACCCTGCTTCTGTAATTTTTTTCATTTTTTTACTATCGACTTTTTCGACACTATCTTTCAATCGTTTTAACAAGGTATTCCAGTATGTTGGACGATTTTTAATGTCGTATTTTTCAGAAGGAATTACTACTTTTTCTTTTTGTTCCAAAGCATAAGAAATAGCTGTAAATAATTGAAATAATTGATTCCCTAAACCTCCTTGTAGTAGGATAGAAATCATAGTTTTATCTACTTTAATTAATTGTTTATTTAAACTTAAAATCATACATTATTATAATGGATTTAGATTGGTTGGATTACGACCTCTTAGATGTATTGATAAATGCAGATATGAGAATAAAAATGAAAAATCATAATATGTTGATTACAAAAAAACATCAAGATAACACTTACAAAGAAATGCTATACCTATTGAAATTATTAAAACCATCTCGTCTTCCATTAGATGCGTTTGTAAAGAAGACGGTGTAAAATATACATTCCTAGGATTCCTATACCAACTACATACAATTGTACACCTTTATCATTGGGAAGTGTCATACCTTCTTTACATGTTTCTTGAGAGACTGGATTTTTTTTATTGGGAAACCAACAAGGATTGTAAGAAGCAATATCATCATTCAATACATATTTACTATCCGTAGAAGTTGCATTTTGAATGTCTCTTGTCTCCATTGTAATCTGTTGACAAGAAGTTCCTTGAGAAAATGCAGTAAATAATTTTAATGGATTGATATAACTAATATCACCCAAAACACCTGGAACTAATCCCTTAAATTGACTAGTTGTTTGACCCATTGCAGAAGATATAAAAGGAATCTGACCATCTGGAATATTATTTACAAAAACATACCTTGGTTGTTTACTCCCATCTGGCGCATCACATGTTGCACCAGTATTCATAAAATATTTATTACCTAAAGGACCAATTCTTCCCACGTGTGCTTTTGTGTCTCCACTTACAAGAACCCCTACATAAGATTGTAAAGCGCCAATATCTTTACCTAATGCAGTTAAATTACCTGCACTAGAAGAACCTAAATCAGAAGGTGATTTTATATATTTATGATATGGGTAATTTCTATCTTCTGTAGTAGAAACAGATTGAAAAATACTCATACTGTAAGAAAATGTTTTTATTATGGATAAGCTTCGGCTTCTATCTTTGTAGGCATGTTGGCTTGTAATTGATTGATTTGATCTGTCGTTTGATCATTGTCACTTTGTAAAGAGTCAATAAGTGCTTCGGTAAGTGTGATTTGTTGTATTTTATCATAAAGTTGTTGTATTTCACCTGCTTGTTCTTGTGTATATTCATAAGGTGATCCATGAAATGATTCCTTATAATTATAAAATAAATAAACACACAAGAGTAAAAGTAAAATATAAATGAACATACATTAAAATGGGATTTAATCAAAAGATAATTGAACTTCAATAACTTCTTTTTTGATCGTTTTAGAAGCAAACACGGATAATTCTTCTCTTTTTTTTCTATTTTTTTCTGTTTTTGGTTTTGATGTATTACGATGTATCATATCTTGCTCAATGGATTCATAATTATTTTGAATATAAGTTAAAATATCATTGTCTAAAATCCATTTGAAAAAATTAAGTTGACCAATCGTTGTTTGAATGAATTGATTCATTCGATATGGTATGACATTCTTTTCCCATCGACAGAATGGATCAAATCTTTTCTTAGAATAAGCCTTTAGTTTCAATTTATAATCATTGTATACTTTAAATCTAGTATCATTAAATACGTAAACAACATAATGTTGCTTTGCATAATTCGTAACAAACCAATCAATAATACGTAAAGAAATTGGTGATGTTCCATTCAAAATGGGTAATATTTTGTCTAATTGTTGGTAATCGCAATCACTATAATAACTAATCAAATTGGTAAGTAATAAATCATTTTGTTTTGCATATACATTCATATCCATCAACATGGAATACTATTTAAATCTATTTTATAAAAAGACATCATTCGTATGATTTTATTTTTTCATAGGTTGCAGTTGGTTTGTAATGAGTTTTTGTCATATATTTACCTATCAAGAAAGGTAGTGAAAAGGGTAAAAGATGTGTTATAAAAACTCAATATTTGCTATTAATGTTGATGGTGTTGTAGATTGGGATTTGTATGAAAAAGGTGGAATAAATACAGATAGATTAATTAATTTTTTAGAGCAAAATATAACTAACAAATTAAGAAATAAATTGATTATTTTAGATAATGCGAGTTCTCATAGAAACGAAAAAATAAAAGCATTAGTAAATAAGCACAACAATATTTTATACGCTGTTCCATATCAACATTTCACAAATAGCATTGAAAATTATTTTAGTATGTTAAAATCACGATTACAAAAGTTAGATGGATTAACTTATGATGATTTAAAGAAAAATATAGAAAAAGTATTAAATGAAATACCAAAAGAAAAATATGAAAATATATTTAAGGGTGCTTATGACAGACCAGAAAAATATGTATCAAAGAATAAAACAAGAAAAAATAAAAAGCAGTATAAATAATTTTTGTATAGTTTAGACTATATAAAAATCGGCGTTTGAAATGTAAAAAGGTGTAAAAATAGCATTTCCTTTTTTATATTTATAAAAAATACCAGAACATTGTATTTGTTGGCGGTCATTTACTACTATTTGATAAATATGATCACGTTTCAAGTTTGTAAAACATACAGGTTCCATAAGATAATATTCAAAGTACTTTTATATTTTTATGAAAATAATTTAACGACGTCTTTTTTGTTTGCGAGTACGTCTTTTTCCTTTACGTTTTCCACCTTTGTAAGTTTGATACATTGCATTTTTGATAGCTTTTTCAGGTGTCCAGTCTACTTGTTCTTGTGTAAGGATCATACTGTTAGATAATATAAAAATAATATGAAATAATATAATTTAAAGAAATAACTATATCTATAGTGTAGCCCTTGTAGCTCAATCGGGAGAGCGTGCGACTGTTAATCGCGAGGTAGACGGATCAAAACCGTCCGAGGGCGTGCCTCTTTAGCTCAGTGGTAGAGCACCAGCCTTGTAAGCTGTTGGTCGTGGGTTCAATTCTCACAAGGGGCTAAAGAAATCCAACCTCCGTAGCTTACGGTAAAGCATCTGCTCTGTCAAGCAGAACACCCTATTTTCAATAATAGGCGGAGGAAACACGGGTACCAGAGCGGTCAAATGGGCGGGGCTTAAGATCCCGTGCTTCGGCTTCGTGGGTTCGAATCCCACCTTGTGTACCGCAATGTGGCGCAGAGGAAGCGCGACTGGCTCATAACCAGTAGGTCGTAGGATCGAAACCTACCGTTGCGTATTTTATTATTTTACACCTTTTAACATTTCAAACGCCGATTTTTACGGCAAAAAAAATAATTAAAAAATGTAAAATCAATAGGCGTGCTTATTTTGTTGTTTCTTAACGCCGATTGTCTTACTTAACCCTGTCT